CCAAACGCTTAAAACAATGAAAACACTACTGAACAAAACTACGCTTAAAATCGCCTGTATTACGCTCTTACTTAATCTGAGCGTAATCATACTAAATGGGAGCTTTAACGCGATTATACACACAAAAGAATCGCAAGTAATAGGGCTCTGGGAAATCTGGTATCATCCAGACGGCGTTCCTTGTAAAATCACTAAGTATTAATTATGAATGTAGAAGAATATATAAAATCAGTCCAAGAGGACATTGATAAGATAAGTATCGAAAAGCACGAAATAAGAGAGCCAATAATGAAGGAACTCTGCCTTTTTAAAAGTCTTGTTAATTCGGGGCTTTTACAAACTGATAACCCTGTGAATGAAGCTTTAAATATTATTTCAGAATATAATAGAGAGTTATCAAGCGAAGGTTTTTGCTGAAAAATAAATTTAGTCATAGCCACAAGGCGCGTTCTTAATTGAACGCGCCTTTTTTGTGCCTACAGGTTATGCTTGTGCAGGATATACTCATCCAACCTCTCAGCCAAGGTCGGCAGGGAAATGTATTTAATCGCCTCGTATGGCGTAGGCTTATTCACGCGATTGGGAACCTCGTAATCAATTCCCATGACGAGATTTGCCTTAGGATCGGCGGGGCGGGTGAACAGGATTTCGCATTTCTGTTTGATGCGGTCATCATTAATCCTCATTCGTGTTTGCAGAGGCATTACGTCTTCATTAATCGTTATCCATGCTTTCTGAAAAAGATAGACCATAGATTTATCTCCTAGGCAGGACTTCGGGAAACTGTAACTCAGCTTTACAAATCCGCACATGGTTTCCTTGATGATTATTCTAGCTTTAAGCTTTCTGTGTTTTTGTTTTCGGTTTTTGAATTTCATTATGTATATTCTGGGGTTAGCAGTTGCGAGTACGCACCCGCCATATTAAGTTTTACTCGTTGCTCTGTGCCACTATCTCGCCCTTTTAAGCAATACAGAGCACGCTCCTTTAATCCGTCTGTTACTTCGTCATCCTCTGGCTTCGCGTTAGAATTATCCCACCCTTTGAGAATAAACCAAATCGAGTCTGCATCTTTTTCAGCGGTAGATGTGTCGGCAATCATAGAGAGCCTCAACTGGCTTAAGGTCGCAGTGTCCATGTCTCTACTTGTTTGAGCTAGCATGATGATTGTGCATCCTGTAGCGCGTCTCACTTGATCGATTTCGCGCAGAAAAGCGTCAATCCTTAGTTTGTCACTTCTGGCTTCGTCAATGTTGGCGGGATCGCACTTCTGGAGGTAATCAATAACGTGTGTCATAACGCCTTGAGCACAAAGTTTCCTAATAGATCGAGCGACATTGATACGATTTGCCTGTGCATATCGCTTGAAATGGATTGGCATATTTTCTATTTTCTTACTGTCTTTTTTTAATTTAGCTACCTGATCTGTGATTAGCTTTCCTCTAATTATCGCTCCGATAGGGATTTTGTTTCGGCAAGCGATTAGGCGCATCATATAACCCTCCTCTGAAGTCTCAAAGCTATGGATGGCGCAAGGTTCGCCTTTGCTTCCCCACTCATTGAGTAAATTTCCCGCAACAAGAGATTTTCCCGATGAAGGTCTACCGCAAAAGAAGTGAAGCTCTCCTCTAGTCAATCCGCCACCTGTAGCCCTGTTAAATCCACTCCAAGGCGTGCTTAGGACTGCTTTAGACTCTGATTTAGACCTCTCTTCCATCATGTCTGCCGTCTTCGCTAAAACCTCTTTGGCGGTCAAATGGTTGTTACTCTCTGGGTTAGCTGTCTCAAAGTCATCACTACTCTTGTTCAGTAGAGATAAAAGCGATTCTGAGTCTTCAGTTTTGTGAGCCTGTTCTATTACCTCGTGTCCGTAAACGATAGCTTTCCGCATCATATGCTTCTCTGTGATAATCTTCACGTAATCGCTAAAGTTTGAATGCAGTGGCTCGGCGCAAGCGATATCCGCAACCTCTCCCCTACCTCCGACATTCTCTAAAATTCCCTTCTCATCTAATCTCAGAAATAGAATTGTCATATCAATCTCGATTCCTTTTTTCGTCTCCGACTCGATGATCTCATAAATCTGAGCATGAGATTTTTTATAGAAAGACTCGGCAGTTAGTCCTAGCTCATTCCCTAAATCGAAATATTTCAATGAGTCATAAATCAGAGATGATAGGACTTTCTTTTCGCAGTCAATAGCGTGCGGCAATGATCGCTTTAATGCTTCTGGTGTTTCCATCATGATTAAAAGTCTTTGTGTTCTGGGACGTGGTTAGCTTTAGGGTTTTGCGCCTCCTTCGCTTCATATTCATCATTCCACCTCTCTGCGTTCATCCATGTTGCAGGGTAAGCGTAGGAAACATCCTCTGGTTTGTTATCGATGTATTTCTGAATTCCCTCAAGAATTTCCTCTTTACTGGTTTTGAGTAGAGCTTTCTCGATTTACTCTTACTCTTACTCTTACTCTTACTCTTACTCTTACTCTTACCCCTTAGGGAGGGCTTAGTAAGGGCTTGTAATTCTTCGTATTCTTCTAAGAAGAGAGAAGAAAGGTCTTCAGAGAGATTCAGTAAGTGCTTAGCAACCCCTTTACTCATATTATTCCTTTGTAAACCCTCACCTCTGCCGAATTGATAACCTACAAAATTACGGCACCATACAACCCCTTTGCAAGGGCTTACCAACCCCTTAGGGAGGGCTTTGATAGCCCTTTGCAAATCCTCAACTTCTAATCCCGTTTCAAAAATAAACCTTCTGTGACTAACTTGCGTAAATCCGCACAAATCTCTTGATGGATTCGTGAGGCACCAAACGAAAGCCAACTTTGCTTTTGGGTCTAATTCTTCAATCTCTGGATCAGTCCAGAACTTCTCATCTATAAACGCTTTCATATTATTTAATAATTAAGAGATAGTAGCTGTTATTTCTTTGGTATTAATTGCTTTGGAATTCTCCTTCTTATTTTCTCCATCCATTCCAGTTGCTTCTGCATATTAGGAGTTCTTTTAAGGAAAGCTTCTTTTTCTGGATGTGGAATAATCATCTTCCACTCCCATAATTCACAATCAGCCCCCATGTCATGATCTTCAATAAAGGATTCTCTACGCTCCTTGTTGAACTTCATGGCATCCCAATGAGTCATGAAGATAACACTGTATTTATTCTTATTTCCTCGCATTTCGACATATCCTGACTTCAAATCTTTTAATTTTTCAGCCCTTAAATGCCTATCGAAACTTGTTTCTTGAGCTATTATCTCTCTATCTAAGTGAGATATAGCTTTCCCTAATGGGTTTATCGTTCTCATCGTGTTACTTTTTTAGCAAATATTAAACTGATTGTGGCTACATTACCTATTAAGGTTTTCCGTTGGAGGAATGATCTTTAAGTCATTATTACTCGATATAAACTCATTCAGCATTTTCTCCTGTTGCTCTAACTCTCTTATCTCAGCTTGAATCTTAGCTTTAGCCTTTCTCACTCGCCATAATAAGCTCCATGCTCTCTTAACCTTTCGGTATCTCCTGTAGTTTTCTGATAGTATATTCATTGTTTTATTTTGTATTTTAGCACTTCTATTTCTGTTTTTTCTTCGCCTTTCTTCACCTTTGTGAATAAGTGAATCGGTTGGTCACAATACTCTGGAGAATCGTCTGGAAAGACGCCTATTCCATAATCCTTTCGTCCCTGTGGTGCAGATAGCATATCCTCTATTTGCTTCACTGAGAAGTTTGAGTAGTCGATGGCATTTGTCCTGTAGCTGTGGATGATAAGGCTGTAGCGAACGCTTCCTTTTCCCCATCCTTTATCTTCTTCCTCTGCCACTTCTGAACCGCGTTCATCTGGTTTATGCTCGGAAGCCGATGGTTTGGGATTGTCATTTGGAACACTGTTTTTGCTCCAAACTCCTCCCTCATCATCTGGATTAAAGCCAAGTTTCTGTAGTTGTGATTTTGACATTCGCATTTTTTATTAGGCATGGTTTATAGATTTCATGATTCTTTTCCTCCCGCTTTAGCTAAGGTTTCTTTTGCAAGGGCGTAATCTTTGCAATCTTCCCAATAATTCTCCCCCGCTCCTGACTCGCCTTGAAATTGCTCAATGAACCAACTCAAAGCCTTATACATTTCATCTGCATTCCTCTTCTTAGGGCAATATGTAGCTTTATACACTCCGTTCTCCCATGCTATACTAGACAACCTCTGAGCGTGTTCTTCTATATCATGTCCTTTTATGATTACTATTCCAGAGCCTTCGTTTTTCCACCATGTTTCAAAATCACTCATGATAATTCATCTAATTGTTTAATAGCTTCTGCAAATCTCTTATTTGCTAAGTTTAGCTCACCTCTGCTAGAGTGCGCGTAAGCTTCCACAAGAGAGTCGATAATTATGTCTTTCTTATGTGAGATTGCTTCCAATTCCTCAAACATTACCAATAGATCTTTGTCACCCATTAGTCTTTTTGGTCAAAGGGTGATGGTGCAGGATTTTCCTTCGTGAATTGCTGAACTTCGGAAGTTGGTGCCCATGGCATTCCTGTTTTGAATGCCCAGCTATCCCAATCATCTTCGGAAGACTTATCAATACTACTTGGATAATAATGGGATACCTCTCCTATTTCATCTGCATCCTCTTCAGTCGGTGGTCTATCCTTAATCCACTTGAAAGGCTTGATCAGCGCGGGATGGTCTAGGTTGCAATCGATAGCGTGGGATATTTCCGCCCAATAATCATAACCCTCTTCTGAAGTGCACCAGATTAATAAGTTTAATGGTAGATCTTCCCAAATCGCTTCGCAATGCATACACACATCAGGATTCTCAACATTAGCGATAAGCTTCGCGCGTGTCTCAGGTTTTAACCTAACTAATTGATGCTCGATGGATGATATGTCGATTTCGCGTTTTTTAGGCTCCGTCCAGTTATTGAACGCCTTGCGATCTTCTGGGGTGAGGGCGTGTATGTATATCTCGGTATCCCCATTAAACCCGTGCGACCATCCCTCTTCGTTATATTGCCAAAATTGTCCATCGCCTAATCTCTTGACCGCTTCTTTTCTCACTTCGTTGGTAAGTATATCGATAATATCGAGCTTCGTTCCGTCATGCGCCTTTGCGCGTCCTATTTTTTCTAGTTTCATTGCACCAGAAAGCCCCGCCAATCAATTACGTTGCGCGGGGTGTCGTTAGTTGTTCTTCAGTTTAGATCAGAAGGGGATTTCATCACTTTCATCATCAGCGGAAGATTTAGGTGGAGCTTGGCTAGTAACTGAGTCGCCCTCCCATCCAAACTTCTTCTCTCCCTTCCCTAGGTAAACCTTAGGAGCATTCGCCTCCCTCTCCTCTTTCGTGAGAGATTGCTGAATATCCACATCTTTACCGTATTGGTCAGGCTCATCATTCACCCATATATCAAGGTTTAAGTATGTGCCTTTTTTTCCCGCGAAAAGCTTACTCTTGTCAATTTTTGTTACGTCAACAGACGCGCTTATTAGTTTTCCCATATTATTTATTTTTGTTTTTCAGTTAAGAAATTGATTAATTTTTCCGCTTGAGCTTCAGATAGCCACTTCGCTTCAGTGTGTGATTTGTTAGAAGCCCACATCACAGAGGCTTCTTGCTTTTCCTTGTCTAGTTCCAACTCAAAGGAAAGTCTCTCCACCTCCTCTAGTTGCTTTTTAGTAGCCTTTTTAGCAGGAGACTTCTTGCTATTATCCATTGAATCCGCGTCTTTCGTGTCGTCAATACAGAGCAACCCATTAAGCGCATACTTACGAGCGTATGAGCTGGCCGCACCAAAGGTCTGGCTAATATCCATCCCTTTTTTATTAATGTCTATCCCCGCAGAAGCCGTCACACTTATCTTGTCTTCTTTATAAGTGATAGTTGCTTTAGCTTCTACTCGCAACGGATCATTTACGATCTCGTCAGAAAGCAAGATACACACACCCTCTGGAGTGACTTTCTTCACTCCTTCCAGTATATCCTCGCAGTTGCGATACTTATACTTTCCAAAGTTATTCGTCTGCCCCTTCGGTGCTTTCAACGTCTTCTGTATCTCGGACAGAACCTCTCCTATTGTCTTTTCTTTGCTCATGTTTATTTAGTAATTCGTAATATTGATCTCCCTTGTGATCCTAAGTATTCATCAACCCAATCTTTAGCGATAGTGTTGCTATTATCGGCTATGTAAGCCTTATTGATTATCTCGCACGCCTCCTCTAGCATTAAGCTATCACTGTATGACTTGGACTTTAACTTCGACATTCTCATACATATGTCATTCATGCTGTGAACGTGTAGATGCTCTAGGTTGTTAGCCTCTGTAATGAAGCACTCATCACAGAATGGCTCACCATTAAGTGTAGGAGGCTCATCACGTAGATCACTGCATCCGCACATCTCACACGTGATATTGTTAAACCTAGGGTCATCCATGCCATAGCTGTCACTTCTTAGCTCCATTCTTCTTTTTCTTAGGTTTAGTTATTTTGGGATCTCCAAAGGCTAGTATACTAGCTCGCTCTGGTGACACGCCCATCCTTACTAGAATCTCGCGCCTCTTCTCGTTATCTACCTCTTCAGCGTGGACTCTTAGATACTTATCAAAGTGAGGTAGCCTTCTACTGGCTTTCCTTCCCCCAAGATTTTTATACCACCACGCCTTTACAGCCAATGCTATATCATCAAGGGAATATTCCTGTTCTAGTGACTTAAGGTTACGCATAAGGTAGAAGATGCTCTCGTCTAAGATCCGCTTCTGTAGCAATGTCGCCTCCTTGTTTTTCTTGGCTCGCTCTATCATATTGCACCTCTCGTCATCGAGTCGGTCAATCGCTTTCACAGCACCCAGAAATGTATCGATGTAGTTAGTCTCCATATCCTTATTTGATTAGTAGAGCTAACCTCTTAGCTACTCTCTGGAAGATGCTTCGCCTCGTGTTTCTATTCTTCACTTGATGTAGTGGTATTAGTAATTTATTATTCATTGTTTTATTTGTTTTTACTTTTAAGTCCTTGCCTCTGGCAGTAGCGGTAATATGCGCTCTGTCTGTTCTTGTCCCAGCCCTCCATTTTCGCGATGATCTCGCATGATTTCCATAAGCTGTGATCGCACTCGCTGATTAGTAGCTTAGTCTTATCAAGGAATGGTGAGTGCCTAGATCCCTTTCCGTTGCTTAGTTTCAGTGCTTCACGCAGAAACTCCTCAGGAGTCATTGATGCAACGCTCATGATAGTGCCTCCTTATCTTTCAAGACTCGCTTTAGCATTGCGCCTACAGCCATAGAGAACCCCGCCTCCTCTTCATCCATGATTGTCTCATCTTGGATCATAGCGTGCAGATACAGTCTCATGTCTTCCAGTGCTTGCACCTTCCCATCCCTTACTCCGTTGTGGTAAGTTGTCGTTACGTTCTCTATGGAACTCTTTAAAATTTCTTCGTTAATACTCATGGTTTTAATCTTTAGTAAATTAGTCAAGATTAGGCGGTTAAGCTATTACTATTGACTGGCTTACGCCTCTGTGAGTAGCTCCTGCGATGATCGCTCCATTCTACGCCTCTAAAGACGATTACGAACAAGTTCGCCAAATGCTCATTCCATCGGATTCCCGTGATATGCGCCCCTATGAAGACTTCCTCCGAATCTTTCACAGGGAAAGACTCCACCAAGAAAGCCTCGGACAAGAAGTGATCACCGTTCACATAATCCCTGAACATTTGGAACGATGGATCAAAGAAAGCTCGATCTCCGTGGTTGATAGACGCACGATCCTTCTTTATGCAGAGTCGGTAGTAAGCTCTTAAGCTACTTATCATTCTTTTCATTCCGTTTCCTCGTTAGGTTTTCTGGTGATTTTCTTCGCCTCAAAAGCTATAGACATTCTAGCTGACCCCTTTTTTCTAAAGTTATAAACCGTTTCAATCTCATCAATCATATCACTGACATTAGAGAGGTCTTGGATTAGATTTGCGTGCTTGTCACACTGCTCTCTCAGCCTTTCACGGTCTAACCCTTTCACCATCATAATCTTAGCTAAAGCCCTGCTGAATGTATTTTTCTTTAGGTGAGGGTGCTTATCTTTAACGTCATCAAGAATAGTTAAAATGAAGTCCGCGAACTTAGTAGTGACAACCTTAAATTCGCCCGACCTGATCTTACTAGGGACTCCTAATAGCTCAGTAGCGATACCGCAGTTAAGACCTTTATCCATATACTCAGACAGCACACAATAATCATGCAAACCTCTCTTGCAATACATCTGAATATAATCTTTGAGCCCCCACACTCGCATAGACGTATTCACGAAGGTCATTACATCTTGACTTACATTATCCTCTACTACATAATAAACTGGAAGTCCAAGTTCTTTAGCTGTATAGAATCTATGATGCCCATCAATAATCTTTAGCTTTGACCCAGATTTCTCAACTTGAATTGGCTTTGATGGTCTAAATCCAATAGCGGACATAGACTGCCTTAGCTTTTTCAAGTTGCTTTTCTTCATCATTGGTTGCTCTTCATTATCAATAAAAAGCTCGTAGTTACTTGTTTGTTTTAGTGTTGGTTTCATATTAATATGCTAGTTCTTTTGTTCTTTTATTTTCAGCAAGTCGTGAGTTGCAGTAGTCGCGCATCTTGGTAAATGCGGACTCAAACTCTCCGTCCTCGTCTAAAATTCTTTGCATGCAAGTCATCGCTTGCATTCGCATCATCGTCCCTATCTTGTGCAGTGGTTCACCTCTCGCATCTAGGGTGATGCTCCTATGGTATTTAGGCTTCTCTTCCGTAGGGCTTTCTGGTTCAGCTTGCGGAACTTCTTTAGGCGTGCGTCTAATCTCTGCCACCTTCTCCTTCACCGCTTGCGTTCCTTGCGCTAGGACTTCCCGCTGTTCTTCTTTCGGGAGTTTTACTAACTCTTCAGCTGTAGATACTCGTATTTCACCACGGTCAACTGCATCCACTACCTCATCCGCTCCGTCACGCTGAACCCTTCTCGCTCTATCCAGTGATGATGTTCCTACTTGTAATTTATCAGCCACGCTCTTTCGGTCTTGGTGAGATAGTGAGAAGTCTTTAGGAACTTCACCAATTGGTGGAGTTCCATGTTGGTTTTTGCCAGTAGGGTTTCCAGATTTCAGCTTTGCCATTCTGCTAGCTACCATCGCACGTTGACTCTCGTTGAGATGTCTACGATGCAAGTTGTGGCTAATAACAAAAGCAAGCGCGTCCTCACCCTCGTATTCCGACATGACAGGATTTACGCCAGCTATCTCACAAGCCTTGTAGCGATTGCGCCCGTCTAGGATCTTCCCTTCGTAAGTGATGATGTCGTTCTGGAGTCCGTTCTGCTTAATGTCTTTTGATAGATCGTTAAGTTCGCTATCCGACATCATCGGGAACAGGTCTGCGTATTCGTGTGAGTTCATTACGCTACTTCTTCTAGTCCCTCTTGCTTGTCGGTAACCTTGACCAATACTCCATCCTCAGAGATCAGCTTTAACCCTTCAAGAGTGGCTTTATTTCTAAGCCAGCTCTTACTTAAACCTGTATCCTCACAGATTTCCTCTAATAGTTTTTCAATTTTTTCTTTCATGGGTGACGTTGGCATCCACTAAAAACACGGGTGACAATGGGTGTCAATATTTTTTTGTGAATTATGTTATTATTATATATTTAATTTTTAAGGTTGACAATGGGTGTCATTTGTCAGACATTGGCATCCATATGAAAACAGAACGCATATCGGTAAGGGTTACTCCTAAACTTAAAAAGCAACTTGAGGATATGGCTGAGAGCTTAGAAATGTCTCCGTCAGATTTAGTATCATCTTTAGTGAAGGGTCTTTGCAAGACTTGGCAAGATGATGGTGAGATAACTATTCCATACAGAGTGGTTCCTGAAAAGAGCTACCTTAATTTCTTAAAGAGTCTCCCTGTAATCGCCATCAGCTGTGGAATCGGCTACCTAGCTTATAATAATCCTCAGTGCACAGTCCAAGTAGGCGAGTCTTTAATTAGTATGGTTTCAAACTTCATGAGCAAAGCGTAATCTAATGAACACTATTTGAAAAGAGTAAATATCAACTAATATTATAATACGGGAACCTTAAATAACACTAAGGATCGGGGGCGCATAGCGTCTCCTGCATCCGACTATTGTTGACAATTTAATTAAAACACATAAAAAACAAACACATGAAAAAAACACTGATAATAATCGGAGCGTCACTACTAGCTAGTTGTGCCACTACTAACACCGCATCTCGATCGAGCGGGATAGAGCTAGGAATGACTCAGGCACAAGTAAGAGCTATGTATGGACAACCCGTCCGCATAAACAGCAGTGGGAATAAATCATACTGGTCTTATGATAAGTTAAATAAAACAGGGCTTCTAGGGATAGTCACCCTCGGTGTTTCAGAAATGGTTGCCGATGGAGTAGACAAGGTTAGATACCCAGTTAAGAGAGTCACCTTTGAAGACGGTAAGGTGAACGGGTGGACTAAATAATTTAATCCTTTAAAAGCTCTTGCTCTAATCGGGTAAGAGCTTCTTTGTTTACTGCCGCTCTCTTTTTGCGCTCCCAATGCGCTCCATACTCAAGGCCATTCTCTTTCTTGAATCGCTCTCTAAAGGCCATCACCTGCTCCTTAGCTTTGCCAGACTCCTTATCCTTCTCGTATTGCTTCCTGCGCTCCTCTGCACGTGTAATACCCTGCTCCTTGAGTTTGGTGCGTCTCTCCTTCCAGAACTGCGCTCCCCTCTTCTCGTTCTGCCTCGCGTTGTTTTCCGTAACCCTAGCCTTCTTGCATTCACAGCATAAAGACTTCGTGGGAGAATATCGTTTAACTTCTCTTAATATTTTCCCCTCACAATTAGAGCATAAGAATTCAGGCATAATTATATATGTGTCACATAAAGTGAGTAACTTTTCAATAGAATTGTCAAAAACATAACCTTTCTGATCGCGCCACAACCCCTAAATGCTCGCAATCACTTATAGAATAAAGGATTGCACTTGATTCGGTGGTTCAAATCCACTCAGTGCTACCATTTTATAACAACGGATCGTCCATCTAAAATACTGATGGGCGATTTTTTTGTGCAAAAATAGGGGGTTGATTGTGGCTACACTAGAGTTTGAACATTAATTTGATATGTTCGAAAAGTTATTGACTACCTATAGTTTTGGTCTCACCTTATGAGTCTACGAGACCAAAACAACACGGTAACGAGAACCTAACCCCAGAATAATGCGAAAAAGAAAACCACCTAAGGTCATCCTCCCCTCTGGCAGAAATGTATATTATGCCCATTTACGGCTCCCAGATGACAGTCGATGGAAAAAAACTTTAGGCACTTCTGATGAATTACTCGCGCAATCTCTACTAGAAGAACTCTCATCATTTATGAATAACCTAGAACACTACAAAGGTAAGTCCACGGACATAGCAGATTACGTCCTGCATCATATTAACGCTGTCATGATTAAGCTAGGCGAGGAGCCAGTGCAGTTATCATTCTCCTCAGTGCAACCTAATAAGAAGCTAGGCGAGGCTGTGAATGAATGGATCACTTATAAAGAGGCCAGAATCTCAGATGATAATGCAATCACTTATAACTCTTGGAAGAGTATGTTCACTGACATCGCTCAGGACTACCTAAGTAAGGACATCGTAGAGTTCAGTGGGGATGACGCTCAGGCTATCATTACAGCTCACTCTGAGGGCAAAGGCGGTAAGCGTAAGAACATGAAGGGTAGGTCAACCGCAACCACAAGGAACTTTAAGAAGAAATGCTCTTCCCTTTTCGATTGGGCAAAGGACGAAGGGTATGTCGAGCTAAACCCATTCAAGAACGACATCTATATTAAGGAGGTCGCTAAGATGCCTAAATACCCATTCACCAATGATGAGATAGAAAGGTTGCGAAACTGCGAAGATGAAGAGTGGAGGCTCTTTATTCTCTTCGCTACGTCCACTCTAATGAGGATTGGTGATGTGTCACAGGCGGGTAGAGACTACTTCAAGCGCAGGAATGGGAAGCTATTTATATCATTCGTGCCTGATAAGAAGATTAAGCAGGATTACATTACAATGCCTGTAGTGGAGCCTCTGCTTTCCGCCCTAGATGGCAAGACGGATAGGGATAAGCTCTTCCCTACTCTCTCTCGATGCAAGGTGGGAGGAACTACTGGCCTCGATGCTAAGTTTGTCAAAATCATGGAAGAATGTGAGATTGATTATGAAACTCTCACTACTCCCGCAGGGAATACGTGGCGCACGAAACATTTCCATTCTACTCGACATTGGGGAGCTACCGCTCTAATCAATGCAGGAGTTCCACAGAAAACCGTAATGAAGCTCGCAGGCCACCTCAGCGAGCAAGTGAATGATATGTATGTTCATCACGATACGGAATCAGCTTTAAATAAACTAAATACACAATGAGTAATAACCTAATACTAAAGGAGCTTTCCCCAGAAGGATCGGAAGCATTAAGACAGCTAGTAGAACTTAAGAAGCAAGGACAAGAGCTAATCGTGCAGATGGCTGATGTTGTGGGCAAGATGCAACTAGAGGACATAGAGATAATCAGTAAGCATGACAGAACTTGGGAGAAGATCTTTGTTGATCTACTGGGTATCTCTAATCAAACCCTCCACATCGGACTATACGGTGCGGAATATCATGCCGCCAAGAGAGTTCGTAAACTACCACTAAGAAAACAAGAGGAAATCGTTAAGGATGGAATCTCCGTCCCTCGAAAAGCTGATGATGGCAAATGGGTTCTCACTCCTCTGCAACTCCACCAGCTCAACTCTACTGATATAGAGATAGCTTTCGATGGAGAGAAGCTTAGGTCACTTAAGCAAATGAAGTATCAGACCAAGCTCATAGATGAACGTGAGTCCAGTAAGCCAAAGGTAGATATTGAAATCGTGAAGATCGATAACAAAGCTGTAGCCACATACGATAAGGTTTCTGATATGATAAAATTCACAGGGAGGTTATCAACAGAAGGAGGCAGTAAGGAAGAAGTTCTTACCGCACTTAAAAGAATCGGATGGATTAGCTAGTGTTCTTTTGAGTATTATCTAACCTATAGCTCCACTTTCCACCACAGAAGCATGAATACACTTCACGCTCTGCGGTTTTTTCTGAGGCGTAGTCATTTTCGTTATTGAATATTACTTATTCCACCAAGGGTCAGGTAGAACTACTTTGTTATGGAAGTTATCCCAATAGATATTCAGTGATAAGTCCGTTAGTACAGGAGGGGTTAATAATATAGCTCGGAATCCTTCTTCAGCATTTCGGATGGGGTCATGATCGAATAACCTAGCGTCATTAATCTCATCGAAAGTAAACTCCGTATAAGCGCAGAATATTTCATACTGCTCAGACTGAAACACCTCTACAGGATCTAGTTCTTTATCGCTCATTTCAGCAAAGGGGTCGGAAATGAAGTAGCTTCCATTCCTATCTATAGCCTTGAGTAATACTCTCCTAACGAAATCGCCCCCTTTAGTTACCGTGAATACTGCATTTATAGTCTGGAATATTCTGTCACGAAAGCTCTCCCCTTCCTCATTAATGGGCGTGGAGTATGATTCACATGTGAATTTTACGGTTGATAGTTCGCATTCATACCCATCTCCTAAAGACGTGCAAAATATAGCTTCGTACATTTCTTGAGGTGAACTGGTTTCTGATAGTTGGTTTTGTGCTTTTTGGTTCATTTATTTTTTAGGTTTCTAGTTGCTAGGGTTTCTAAACTATCAAGGAACTCATTATTATTCCAGTCTATTCTCCTTCCAGTGATTTCACACTCGGTAAGCGGATCATCCCTCCCGTAAGTGGCGGTCTTCCCGAAGATGATGTAACTAGTCTCGATATGCCAAAAGTCTAAGCACATAGTAATTAAATTGCCCCTGCAATTTGAAATTGAGCCAAGCTCGGTATCAGTTATGTCCGAATCCTTACCTTTTATTATCTTTGTTAGATACCCTTTAAGTTGTTTTTCATCTATCTTTAAAGGGGAGTCGTGAAGCATTGATCCGATTTCAATGTAGTGATCGATACTTAATTCATACTTATCTAGGATACTCTTGTAAATACGCTTCTCTATAGGCGTATATGCCTCCCCATCCTCTAGTGACTCAATAGGGTTATCCACCTTAAGCATCGCTTTGTAGACTTCATTTTGACACCTAATGGCTTGTTTAGCTCTATTCATAGACTCCAAGATTAGTATGTTTATTTCTTCTGTTGTTATGTTCATAATTATTTAATTGATAAAATCTTGCCGAGATCAGCTTTCTTTTTGCCTCTTGTTGGTATTCTCTTAGTTTCATATTATTCATTGTTTCGATGTTAAGTAAACTCCGACATTGAAGAGCGAAACTATCAAAGACAAGTCGCCCAATTCAGGGGTTATTGCCTTTAATGTTAAGAAACTCCGCATATTGTTTTCGCTTACCATTTTAAGACCCTTTCGGACTATTGAGTTATAGATGTAGGAAAGCCCAGCCATAGCTAAAACCATCAACTCAACAGTAGTTCTCTTTCGAGATTTTTAACCAAGGCGCATCGTCCTCACCCTTGGTATTCCTGCTTTTGTGCCATTTACTCCGTGTCTATTATCTAGTCGTAGTCTAGCGGTTGTTCTCTCGTTGAACTATGTGAGAGCTTAGAAAAGCAAAAGCCTTTCTGTGCAGCTGAAATGACAGAAAGGCTTTTTAATCGGATATGAACACATCCAGAAATTTTAACGAGTCGTTGTTTCAGCTGCAACTCTGCCACAGTTAAACCACACATATTAAAACACGTCAATAAAAAATGTAGCCACAATCAGTTTAATGTTGACTTCATATTTTCACGGTGCTAATTATCGAGCAGAACTTGACTGGAATCACGTTCACCATTCTTGCTAAAGGCGAGTAACCAAAGGGAGTTCCTAATCCAGTCGGGGACTCCCTTTAATGTTATGAAGACAGACCTATTAGATATTCGCAATATGGATTGCATGGAGCTTATGAAAGAGTTTGCTGATAATCACTTCGATCTCGCTGTTGTTGATCCTCCTTACGGGTCAAGAAACATCCAAGGAGGTTACACTAAAGGTGTAGGTGGCAAAGGCGTTGCTGAGCAAAAAGATTACAATCAATCGTTATGGCTTTGTAGTTCTCCTAATGGCGAGTATTTCAAAGAGTTGAAAAGAGTCTCTAAGCATCAGATCATATGGGGGGCTAATCACTTTATCTCCGAAATGCCTTTCGACTCCTCTTCTTGGGTAGTGTGGGATAAGGATAACGGGAACACTGGTTATGCTGATTGTGAGTTAGCATACACCTCTCATAATAAAGCGGTTCGCAAATTTGTCTTCACATGGAATGGTATGCTTCAAGGTGACATTCATCTAATTATGAACAGAACACTTGTAGCTAGTATGATGAAGACTCCTGATGGGACGGTTCTTCATAGTAAGCATAGGCATGACCTAGTGTCGCACTTAGATGAGAATGGTAGAATATACGGCTTAGATGGCGGGGCTGAATATCAGCGTGTTATAGGGGCTTACAATGACCTAGAGGATGTCAGTATCTACAGCGATGCTCCTCATGAAATTATTAGAGAATACCTCACATGGGGAAGTAATACTAACACTGGCAAGGACTATAAGAAATTAAAGGATCTAAGCGATAAGCATATCCAAGCAATCCTTGATACACAAACTCACATCAACCACTTCATCAGAAAGTCAATGGTCGATGAGTTGGAATACAGAAACGAATTTAAGTAACATAAAAATAAAACAATGAAACTATTCAGAATAACATGGGATAATGGATCAGAGGGAATCCTTAAGGGGCTAACTCTCTGTGATGCACTAGGGAAGGACTACAGTGAATTGATTCACTTCATTACAGATTGGGAGGTGGTATGAAAGGAATAGACCCAAACGCCCGATTCGACATCGTAGTGACTGACGAGGAAGGGTATGCTGTAAGAGAGTATGAGCAGATCACTATCAAGGAAGCTGACTCACTCTGCGAGAACTTAGCACTAGAGACTAAGCCAGAAGCATTCACCTTCTACATAGTAGGCCATACGTACCAATGCGTTGATAGGCAGGATGACGCACAACCAGAAGAACTTATATGAACGAACTAATAGAAAAAGTAATACAGTGGTCTAACGACCGAAATATAATCAAGGGTAGTACACCAATTAAGCAACATGATAAGCTTGTCGAGGAGGTTCTAGAGACTAGAGACGCAATAATCAGGGCAAGCCTAAGCGTAACACCAGAGCAGGTGTTCGATGGTGATGAAAACCCTTATATGGGTGAGATTAAAGATGGGCTGGGCGATTCTCTCGTCTGCTTGATAAACCTAGCTACTATGTATGGGTTTACGCTGGAAGAGTGCTTAGAGGCCGCTTACGAGGAGATTAAAGATCGCAAGGGGAAGATGATAAACGGCACGTTCGTGAAGGAACAATGAAGGCCACATATACATTCAACCTGCCAGAAGAGCGCGAGGAGCATGAACACTTTCTTAAAGGAGTGGAGTATGACTCAAGGCTCTTAGAGATATACAACCTAGCTAGGTCATACCGCAAGCAAGAGCAAGACGAAAGGGTCATAGATATTCTTACAGAGATCATGGTTCTTGCCGAGGACTGATCTAATATAGAAGAGGAGCTTAAATCTATCAACCTCACCTACCCTGCAAGCCGTAATGGAGCTGCGGGGTTGAATGGATATATGACCACAGAAATAAAATGGGAGAAAGGCCCTGCCAAAGGAGGGCAAGGAACAGCAGGAACAGAAGATGGATTCGCTAGATGGTATGATGGAGATGAGCTAATGATTGTCGTCGAGACCAATCATAGCAGGGAAATAGCTATCGTGACAATATCCTGCGACTCTGAACACTTTTCCGTAAACGACCAAAACGGCGAATCTTATTATGAGTGGTCGCCAGAAGACTGGGCGTATTGGGCTAAGCTTGAAGATATAAGCATTCCTTTAGCATAACGGAAAGCACGCCAACAAATGAGCGAGAATAATACAGAGACCAACCCAGAAACAGCGACCGCTCATGCAGTTGGGTGCTGTGACTTGTTATCTACAGGCAAATTACTAAAATTGGAACATCAAGTTAAATGTGAAATCAAAAAAAGGTTCGGCGATGAAGGTTACTTCTCAGAGATGGAAAGGTTGGAGCTATACGAGTCCGAGCATGAAAGGCTGAAAAAAGAACTAGCTCTAGCATTAGGGAGCGGTGATGCCTCCCCTTCTTTTTGTGATTTAGTGGCTCTAGCTAGAGATCTTCAAAGATAACGGAATGGATGACACAAATCTGCCCTAGCAGATTTTGGCGTCCATCCTAGTGTTATGCACAACTACAATTTACGAATATGAGTAAACCAAGATTTATACATGATACGGCGAAATTCCAAGACTGGGGATATATCCGAGACACCGAACTAGATAAGCTAATTAGAGTCGTCGATCACCACTCAGAGGAGGAAAAGCAGAAGTGTAGAGAAGACGGAACAGATCCGTATCAAAAGAGAATAGATGAGCTATTGAAGCTACTCAATTCTTAGCATAACAGCCAAGATCGGTAATTGCTTGCAATTTACCGTATCGACCTGTTATAGCCTAGCGTTCAGTATGTGTGGAATACCATCACCGTTATTCCATGCTACTGAGTAGCCTGAGCGACTTGTCCATCCTCCATCTTTGCTATACTCGTTCTCTTTAATAATAGGAGAAACTTTATACTTACGAAAGATGTCACTCTCCTCCTCAAACTTCTCTGTGTGTAGATGCCCAGATTGAATAAGGTTGAACTTCTTAGGGTCTCCGTATTGCAATACCAACTCTGCACCCGCTAGTTTAGATATTCTCTTGTCGCCATGCGTTAAGATATACTGCACCCCATCAATCTCCTCTGAGATGATTCTAGGATTAAATCTAATGTCATGCCCCATGAGTTCCAAGCAGTAAGCGATTAAGTCCTCTGCCCCTGCCTTAGTATCTTCATCACGACTTGCTGATGATCTTCCATGATTACCTCCAATGAAATTAACATAGGATAAGTTATCAATTTTAGATAAGAAGTTATCGAGAATGTCTGCTGCCACTTTGACAACATTTGCTCCATACATCCCCTCCTCTATGGACTGCCATGAATTCGGGTGATTTTTCCCGCTGAATGTCTCTATCGTATCTCCAAGGTTGTTCACCACCACCGAATCAAACCCCATCTTATTAACTTGCTTCGCTATCTTGTCTAGTGAGTCTATAATCACCTCTATGTTGTAGTTCTCCGTCTTCGACCCTATATGTATATCCGTCACCGTAACCACGCCTACACGCCCTTTTAACGGCAAAGGAGAGCGAGTTTTTTTAATCTCCCTTTCAAATACCTCACGCATGTCGTCAACCACCTTGTCGGACGAGTTATCTGCCATCGTGATATTGTAGTAAGCTCCACCTGCATGAGTAACTAACTTGTAGCGAAGAACATCCTTCACCTCTAGTCCGTAATGCTTACAGAATGCCTCCATATCGAGAAGTTTTCCGTCTACCACAGCGGGCAGGTAGTTGTTCTGGTTGAAGTTAGTTCTCCCCCCTGAGCTATTGCCGTGGATGATCTCATCTATGGACACATCGTTGTGACGCACCCATTCAATTAGTCCCCACTCTTCATGCTTTACGCGCTTGCGTATGGACGTTTTTGTTATGTTGGTTGACATTATTTATTTTGTTATTTTTCGCTCATTATCGCTTTAAACCTATATTGCTTAGGCATTTTTATAGCCTTCTCAGATTTTAAAATAGCTTCTTTAGTGACACCCATCTTCATGGCGTCTTCGTAAAAGTTTTTAGCTTCCTCTTTAATTTCATCAACTGAAGCGTTTACTTTCTCAATAGCTTCAGCTTGCTCCCCTAGTGTCCGTTTGGCTTGCTTTCCTGCACTATCAAAGGATGATGCATCTCTATGCCTATACACAAAACTACTCATGTGATCTTCCAAGAATGAGGGGGATTTAGTGTCTACAGTGTATGGCCTAACCCCTATTAAATTCCAAGCTAGATCATTCCAGTTTGCTGTCGAACCAAAGGATTTAGTCTTGCCTTGCCCTGCTTCAATAGACTTTTCTATCGTCTTCCAAATTCCCGGCTTAAACATGCTGTCAAATAAGTGTAGCGGAAGCTTGGATTCCTTATCTCCTTCTATCTCAGGATTGTATATTTGGCCTCCTGAAACCTTTTTGTTGGCAATCATCTCAGCGGATGTTTGCATCATAATGTTTAATTGCCCAAAGTTATCTTTAAGTGCATCACCAAAAGCCTCAAACGCTTCATCTGGAGAGTCTGCTTTCAACACCGAGTTGATAGCATTGTAGAATGCTTGATGCGGAATGATGTAGCTAGGGTCTGCGTATCTATATCGACCTTGCGAGTCTTTACCAAAATATAATATTCCTTTGCCTTTAAGCCAAGGCGGAGCAAGGCTTCTCTTGATGGCATCTCTCTCTTCATCATCTCCACCTATCATCTCATTGAGTCCGTATAGTAATCCTGCAACAGAGGCCATACCAGCTAGTCTCATTGCGCCTGACTTCCTAATTATAGGGTTGTCGGACATTAACTCCTCCTTGGTTAACCTCACTGTTTCAGCGGTGTTTCTTACCAGCTCATAAGTGAAGCTGATGTATGTGGCTACACCCAGTCCTTTCTGTGACATCTCCTTAATAAATAAAGGTATCATGTCGTAGTTCTGTGTGACTCGCTTAACATCTTTAGCTGCTAACCTAATAGCTTTATCCATGGTTGATCCATCGGGAAGTGCATTTGACCACTTATCAATCTCACGGGCAAAAGCCGCTCGTTTAGCGGAGTTATCAGGAGCTTGGTAAGCTTTCGATAGGTTCTTCATTATTGAAGGAGTGAATTTCCAACCCTCGTTCACTGTGTCTAGTAAGTCATTCGCAGCTACGTTATTATCTCTCAATCCGTAAGCTTCAGCTTCGACCTCAAACTGCTTAGGTCTAATGCTTGCACTACCACCTTCCCTCCTAAAGTCCTCAACTTTCATTGAGTAGAAATTGACTTGGTCTTGTGCCGTATAAGGAGATTCACTCTTGTTAAACCTTGAACTTTTCCCGTAAGCCTTAAATGAATTTAGTGAAACATAACCATTAAACAAGTTTACCATGAAAGCTCCGACAGCGTTAGTAGGGTATGCGGCTGGATTTAGAATGACTTGGTTGAATTTACCTACACTAGACACTTTTGCCAGCGTAGAGCCAACGACATCTAGGAAAGTCTCATTTTTATTTGATGGGGAGAAGTGAGTCTCAAATGCTTCTGCCAATTCAGGAGACATGTAAATTTCTCCAAAGCCAGACATGGACTTACTTGTTGTCAGAGTCTTCCCTACAGCGGGCTTGCCCTCAGCATCAATCGTGGCATACGTAACATCTGTTGCTCCAACCCTTGTATTGTTCCTCCCATCCTTAGCTCTACTAGCGAATCCCTGCTGTAATAATATTTGCGCTACCTTCTGTTGAGACTCATGTGTAGCCCATATTCCAGTGACCTTGCTTCCTGTTCTAGCTATATTTAATGCGGGGTCTCTAATCTCCCCAAGAAGATTGAGTATAGGCGTGGGTAAATCCTTTCTCTTAATGAATGACGAAGCATCAATCTTTCCTGCTTGACTGTCCCCCATATAGAATGAACGCGCCCTGCTAGCATCAGTCATTTCTTGAATTACTATATCAGCATCAACTTCGCTCATGCCCTTACTGCCCATGATGTATTGCAAAGCTGAATTATAAACGTCTGGATGCTCGCTTTTAATGTTGTCGTAATTCCAGCCTGACTCTGGATCAAATACTTTAAATTCCCTCAGAATGTATTTCCCTATATTGTCACCGACTGACTTAGCTAAATCACCACTAATCACTCCATCATCGATTAGTTTTTTAGATGGTATATCAATAGACCTCCTTCCATTCAAGACGGATTGCTTAATCGGTTGAGGTAATATACTTAGAGCAGAATTATCACCTTTTAATGCTCTGTAAGACAGTTCAGAGTGTAGACTGGATTCTCTTTCGTTCTTAGAGTTTTTCTCGATAGAGTTTTTTAGATCATCGCCAAGTTTTGTGAATAATGTCTGGTATGATGACTTCTTGGATTCCAAGTCTGCTAGTTCCTTTCTCGTGGAAATAGGCAATCTGCCATTTTTAAATAAAATAGACTCGAAGAAATGAACACGCTTCTGTAGCTTTGTCGCTGAATTTGGATTGGGCGGAAGACCTCTCTGTAATCTATTTTTAGAATTATCAGCAACAGGTTCAACAGTAAGGATTTCTGCCATTGTAGGGGAGACTATACCTAGTGAATTATTATTCCCACTAATCTTCCTGTCTGTGAAGTCGGAGGGTTGTATTTTTACCTGTGAATCAGGACTTACTGTGATGTTACTTGGGTCAGTGAAATCCAATTCCAAATCTCCGTTCTCTTGAGGGATGACCCCTCTTACCAAATGTTTTATACCATCATTAGTAACCACCGTATCACCAACCTGAACTTCTGAGGCTGTCTTAGTGGAGGCGACAGGAGTTGAACCCGCATCCTGATTAGCCTCAACCGAAATAGCTTCCCCCTCTAGTGATTGATCAACCTCTCCGCTTGTTCCAGTTCCGCTTTCATCTGCTTGTATTGATTCTGCTTCTTGGGCGGGAGGAGTGACCACCTCCTGCGTAGTTGGCGTAGCACCTCCATCCACGGCTTCTGCCACTGGTTGAGTTGATTCTGTGTCTCTGGGCTGAACGTCATCTAAAGAATTACTTGGGTTGGTGGCTGCTGGTATGTCATCAACTTGGCTCGCGCTTTCCGTTTCCTGTCGAACTCCTGATAAGTCTTGTTGTATAGCATCTGCGCGTCCTTCCGTTTCAACCCCTTCTCCATCAGTAACTTGATCGCTGTTTTCTTGGGTGTTGGTTTCGAGGACTGGATCTGCATTACCGTCTCCACTGTTCCGTTCTTGATTAGCGTCTCCGCTAGTTCCTTCTGATTGCTCATTTATGTATTGTTTTAAAGCTTCTACTTTCGCTGGCTCTACTCCCTCTACAGGGTTGCCATCGTTATCTGTAATTAAGTCTAGCGTCTCTTGCGCTTGCGACACATTCTCGATCTCCTCTTCTGCAATGAAGTCCACCTCAGAATCCAATGATCCTAAATCGGCTTCGCTCTGCACATCGAGTAACCTAGCTGACGCATCTCTCACCTGTGAGCCTCTTTCCGCGCTCTCTCTGTTTGCTCGGATTAGCTCTGTAGGATCTGTGATAGTAGCCCCCTCGCCTTTCCCTAGTGATTCCGCTTGGGTTTGCGTTACGGGTGCCTCACTTACGCTCTCCTCCTCTGTCGTGGTCTGGTCATTGGTTACAGGTGAGGGATTTCTAGCCTCCTCTTGTAGTTGGCCTATAGATGCCTGAGCTTCTTTAGCATTCCAAGTATTGGAGTTCAATCCAACACTAGACCCTTCAAAGGTTCCACCTAATATACTAGCCACTACCATCGTCCTTGGAAGGTCTGTGGTGAATTGCGTCCAGTCTGGGTTATTGCCTTTAGCATTCTCTGTAATAGCGAACTGGAAAGCACTATCTATAGCCTCCTCGATAGCTTCATCTCCCGCACCCGATAAGGTCTTTAATGCAGTTTTCCCTACCCCTTTAGCTATATTGCTTTTAATATTGTCCTGAACTAGAGACTTAACTTGGCTCTTGACTCCTTGTGTTGCAAAAGATTCTGTTCCTCCTCTAAATATAAATCCTAACGATGCCGTCACAACTCCAGTGGATGCTCCTGATTCACGAATTGTCCTAGTAACCTCTTCCTCTGTTAATTCGCCATTAGCTAGCGCGGTTTCAATTTCCTCTGAATATCGTATATCTGACGCTGTTCCCGAAGCAGACTGAGCAGCAGACATTAAAGCTACGCTTGTAATTCCTCCTCCCGCTAATCCTAAGCCAACCTGAGGTATAGCCTCCGTTCCAGCTTTTATGACATCAAAGAATAATGAATTGGTATCGCTAACCCCACTTCTTATTTTTTGTGTGAAAGCGTCTTGATTTGAAACGAACTCCCCCGTCTTGGTCTTCTTTCCTGTGAATAATGTAAATAACCCATGAGGTGTGTTGCTTATGCCTAGTAATCCAGACTCTGCACCAGCTTGGGCTGATTCCAGTTTAGTATCCTGCTCTTCTGCAACCTTCTTGATGGCATCCCTTACGGACATCCCCTCTTCAACCTTCCTATTCACTTCGCCGAGAATACCTACATTAGCACTTTGCTTATTAAAGCCTAGTTTAGCTATGCCGTTTTGAGAGATAAATCCTAAGTCATCAGCTGATTTATTTAAATCATGATAATCCTTCTCCAATGCGGCAAGTTGACTTTCTTGACTTTGCCTTGCCCTCTTGATCGCATGTTGCTTCGCTGTATCTAATGTGTCTAATGAATTGATTTCTTCCTCAATACTCTGAAGACCTCCATCGAATAATATCTTAGCAGGATTGAATGATATAAACCCATCGCTATCTATGGTTGCGTTGACACCCCCTGTTTGATCACTATTCCATGATAGCCTTTTGTAGTCCTCGACCAATACATTAGCTTGCTCCTCATCTATCCCTAAGGATTCTAGCTTTTGTGAGTATGCCTCTTGGTCTGCGAGTATCGCATTGTTATGAGCCTCTATCTTCTCGTCCTCTCTGCCACTGAAGCCTAAATTCCTACGACCTTCAGAATCTGGCTGAATCTCACCTCGTAATGGAGCGTTTGCCAATGTGTGTAGAGGTAGTAATTCCTGACCAATGTTGAATTTTTCCGCTTTCGCACTAGCTCCTTCTGCTCCTTTCAGGAAGTCTGGGTGAGCCTTATCTAGTGCTTCAAATTGCACAGAGAAGTTCTCTTCAGCTTGTGGGATCGTCTCTGGATCTCCATTCTCTCTATAGTATTCCATATAGTTAGACATGGTTTCCCTCTTGAAGTTGTAGTCTCCATTTCTCCACTTATCGCTATTAACGACATCGCTCCATTGTGTTATAGGCATTAGAAATTAAAGGCTGGCGTTGAATCTGATTGTTGTGCCGATGCTCCTGCTTGCTGGCCTGAAATAACTCCTGCTCTTGACGGCGATGATGGCTCACTTCCAGTGTTCAGGGTTGACATTAAGGATTGTAACTCTCCCTTCTTTTCAGCGAGGTCGGTTATCCATGCTGATGAAGGTTCATCTGGTCTATTCTCTTCCATCTCTTGGATAGTAGTGCTTAATTCTCTTATTTTCAATTGAGCTTTATCTGGAGAAAAGGAGTTGCTTTCTCGCGGTTTAGTTGCTTGATTTACTTGAGAAGGACTAGCTTCATTAATTATAGTCTGAGTGTAAACCTCTCTTTGTTCGGGCGTGGAGTCTGGGTTATTTAATCCCGCAATTGCTTGGTTGAGTTTTCGCTTCTTCTCCTCTTCCTCTTTCCTTAAGGATATAGCATTTTTATTTTTCGTCTTCAGTAAATCCTGTTCATTACCCTTCCTGTTATTATCAACGGTAATTTGATTCTCCCTATTTATCACGGCCATTCTCTCCGTGTGCGCTTGAGAGCCAAACTGCCTTAAATTAGCTGCCGCTACGGACTCACGACTAAGTTGACCTTGAAGCCTTTGCCCTGCACTTAGGTTGTTGAATTTATGGAAGTCGAATCCATGATCTCTTCCGTCTCTAAAGACATCAAAGTTGAATTGTCTTTCCGATTTAAATCGATTGAAATCTTCTTGCTCCTTTGCGTCAATCCTAGACTGCTCGTTGAGTGCAGCCTTAAACGACATTGCTTCTTGTGCCGCTTCTCTTGCTGACGAATCCTTAATGAGTGATGCGCCAATGCTCGTTGCGTTAGAGATGTTCTTCCCTGCTTGTAACAAGATGTTACTAAAGTCTCTCGATCCTCCGAAGTTAAATATATTTCCTGTTGATAACATGATGTTTTATCCTTGTAAGTTTAATGCTGCCTGATGCGCCTTGTTAAAACGGTTTTGTAAGCCCTTTCTGAATTTCTTCCTTGATGCTCTTCCTCTATCTATTTCATTCCATTCATAGTCGTTCCTAGCTTTATTGAATTTACTCAATGCTTTAGGATCATTTGATAGTGATGAAATTAGTTGAGCATGTGATTTACTGCTACTTCCTGTAGCTTTCTGAAGAATCTTACGGAGGCCACCCTCTCCGCGATGATGAACTGTATCTGCTAATTGAAGCTTAATTCCTTCATTGTTAGTGTGTTTAATGAAAGGTGCTGCTCGCTTAGCGTAGAACGCTTTAGCCTCCCTCTCGGCTTGATCATGATTACCTGCCTCAATAAGACTCTTAAGTCTGGCTGCCTCTTTAGGTTGAAACTTTGCGGTTATCCCTGCGACTTCAAAAGCTCCTCCGCCATCTCCGCTAGGTGGTGTAAAAACTTTGAGTCGGCCTTTAGAATCTCGTTGAGCTTCCCGTTCAAACGTGAACGATGCGAAGTCCTCCGCTCCTCTTGACCTACTGCTACTGCCACTACTAGGCGCATCAACCCCGCTCGCATTACGCAATCTTGATTGGTGATTGTTATCATCAAATCTGAACATCTCTGTGTTAGGTTGGTCAAACTGCAATTGATCTTCTTGTTGTTGAAAATTAAACGCCTCTTGCTGACGGATATTCTCTTCTATCTGTCGAGTTTGTTGCGCCTCTTGACGTGCAGATTCTAAGCGTTGAACACCTGGTAAATCGGATATATCAGGCACGCCAAATTGAAACAAATCCGAGTTGGTTATCGGCTCTTGCTGTTGCACTTGTAGGAAGTTGAAAGTCTCGTTTAACATAATTAGAATACTATTCCTTTTCCGCTATCTAAACCGTATGTAGCCCTGTCCTGAATATAAGGATCTGAACCGAATCTCTGGACGACTCCTGATCCTGTAGTTGCTACCTGCTGTTGCTGTAGTTGACTGTTTTGGTTGTTGAATGAGTTGATGCCTACTCCTGTAAGCCCTTGAACACCCGAAGCGATTGTACTGATTAATGGTTGCGCGAAAGCGTTTAGATTAATTACCTCGTTACTTCTTGTGGTAGCCGCCGCTAAGCACGTATTAAGATTAGTAGTCGTCTTAGCTAGTCTCGCATTAATCCGATCAAAGATAGTGGGGTCTGGAACCGCAGCTAGGTTATACACATTCTGTAGTGACTGCTGAATTAGTTCCGCTTGGAGTAACGCCCATTGCATCGCCTGTGCTGGATTCTTATGCGTAGATCGCAAGTCAAACTGCCTCTCAATGGGTGAAATTCTATCATTGCTCTGTCTGAATGCTAGTTCACGCTCAAAACCTTCTCTGTTCGCTCTCAACTCTGAGATGCCCAAGTCTTGTCGTCTAGTTCTACACGCACCTCCCAAGCTGCCCGCATACATCGCACGACCGCAAGAGTCTTCCGCGCTCTCTACTTGGTCTGAGGTTGGTAGCTTTCCATTAAGTAAATCTGCTACCTGACAGCTAATAAGATCCGCTTTCTCTTGATACTTATTATCAATGAACATCATGCGTTCGATGTCCTTCTCTAAGTGCTTACTATTCACTAAGTCTGCCAACTCTTCCGCTAAGTCGCAATTCTGGATATTGCACGCAATCGTATCACGGAAAACTTCACAACAATCCACAGGAACATATTCAGCTGCTTGCGGTGTTGATGGGGCGTTCTCATCTAGCGTATTAAGTAACTCTTCTGCCTCATCGCAGAAGGCATCTCCACATGCTACAATAGCCTCACGCATCTCCTCGAACTTCTCAGCCCTGTCATCAATACGGTTCTTTTCTAAAATCCACTGAAGACCAAATACAGTTGTCGCGTATGTCGCTTGCTCTAACCATTGACCAGCATTAAAGCCTTGTTGAGATGCTAGGTAATCATTGTATGACCCTCCATAGTAATCAGCCCAAACTTGAGCCGCTTCTTCGTAGTCGGTTTCGTAAGTATTATTCGAATTGGAACTCGCTACTTGAAAGCGCATATTTACACATCGCGCTCCTAGTGGATTCGTTGCTGGATCTCCGAAAAATATCATAGCTTAATCATCTTTGCAGTTTCAAACTCTTCGTATTCAGAGTCATCCAGTAAGCTGAAAGGGTAGTGATCGCTCACAAAGAAATTAGTCACACCCCGAAGCTTTGCCTTTCGCTTCATCGACTCCATTAAAGCATCCATCTGAGATTCGTCCTCAACCCATGCCCCCATAGAAATCAACTCCACCATCTCTGTTACGAGTATTGGCTTAGGGACAATCCCCGCCCAATAGAAGCAAGTCGGCTCATTAATATCATCCACCAAGGTGATAGATGTTTTGCGAGTTTGACCTATCGCTATATTAGCCATCACCTTTTGAAGATCAGCGTATTGAAGAAGATCATTCTTCTCTAAGTATTGATATACTAATTCCTCAATGCTCTCTAAATTATTAATTGGTAATACTTTTGGCTTTATCGTCTCCATATCTTTGTGTGGTAATCTCTTCTTCTGTTGTATCGTCTAGGGCGGTCTTGATCTTGCTGTGCTTGGTATCGCTCCACTAATCCTAGCATTTCATCTAAGGCTCTCGATCTGTTTAGGTTAGCAATCGCTTGTTCCTTATCATCATCAGAGTCTTCCTTAACAACCATGCGTGCTAGGTGTTGAATGATTCTGCGTGAGCCAATCTCAACAATGTCGTTATCGTCATATAAATCTCTAAACTGTCTTGTGCCTTTGACCGCTACGTGACCAACAGGCTTGCAGTCATCACCGCAACTGCATCCATCAACCGTGATCTTATAGCGTCTGTGACGTGGGATATAGTTACCTCTGTCAATCTTGACTAGGAGCTTTCCATCTTCATCTAAGATACGCACATAACCCTCTAGGTCTTCTGGCATAATAATGCTCGTGACATTCATGAACTGAACAGGTGTTTCAATCTTCTTGCCGCCAACTAAGACATCATTAATCTCATAATCCTCAACTTCTTCTACTTCCCCTCTAGCTGTTAAGATCGTCCCTTCGATAACGAAGTCTTTCCCGTCATCGCATCTCTTCTGAGTGTGGATCGTTAGCTTAGAGCATGATTTGAGAGGGTGACGCAATGGCGACTCTTGATCCATCGGAACAATTTGCATGTCTCCATACCCTTGTGAGACAAGACCTTCCTTTCCTTCCCACCATCGGGATCGAGTATAAAGAGGCTTCTTGTTATACCAAGCCTCCTCTATCCCCGCTAAATCAGCAGGGGCGGTAATCCCCCAATACTGATTGTGGCAACATTTCGTAGGGTCGCCACAGTCAAGAGGGTAGCACTCTACCTTGTGACAGGTCATGTAGTTATCAAAGAGGGATATGTTGTGATACTGGTTATACCAGAACTCACGAATTAAGTTTCCGATCTCTACTAACTCTTCTCTGTCATCTTCCAAGTTTAGACCAGTTACGTTCTCTTTAGCTATCCAAGAGAGTAACTTTCCAAAGGTAGTTGGATTATATGTAGTTGTCATTTTATTACGGACATCATCACGACGTGCGTTAAATAGTTTTTAGCAGGTGCAGGGTTCTTCTAATTTTAGTGGATCTTTACACTCGCTTGGTTTCTTATACAATGCCTTGTCGTTTATGCCAAGACAATTCCTATAGTCACGGACTCGCTCGCCCGCGCACTTACAATAATTTTTAGATTTTATCTGTGTTCCATCTTCATACCACACTTGGAAGCTCTCAATCTCAGCATACCCGCGCCCTTGAATGCGATACTGTGCCCATGCGTTCTCACGGTAATCCTTTGGAGGTTGACCTAATGTAGCTACAGAGATAACTCTGCCTCTTTCATCTATCTTATCAGCGCATACATCCATTGTGCGCCAGTTCTTCCAGTTGCATGAATGAGACGTTCGCGTCATTATAGATAGGTCTAGGTCGGCATCATCCGTAATATAACGCAATGTGCCATCATTAACGATAGAGGTCTTCATGAACCTATTTGCAATAGTCTTCCCTGTTTCGATTTCCCATTCAATCGGGATCTCTTCGTCATCTCTAACGTCATGAGTTAAGTCCTCACACATTTCAGCAAAGTAAAGTGATCCATCACTAGAACTAGCTAAGAATCCGTATGCTCCACGGTAATCAACCTTAGTCGATGCGAGGAACTTATGAATTACCATATCCTCATCAACCGTGTGTAGCCCCTCCCATACGGGTAAAGGCGTTCTATCCTCTGTGTAGGTTAAGGCTTGGTTCATGCTAGCATATCCTTTAGCTACTGGCAGGTTGCTCCACTCGGATTCAACCATTCCTACTGTCACGAAGAATCTGCTCCCATTCAACCAATGCCCTGTTGATCGTCCATACGTGAGGGCTGGTGAGTCAATACGATAAAGAGGCTCTATATCCTGTGAGAGCGTCTTAGTAGTCTCATCGTTAAAGCTCCCCTCGCCTGTGACTTGCGTTAGGAAATGCACGCCATAGTCACTAGCAAAGAAGTGATCTCTAGGTGTAACGGTGACAGCATTATAACCAACAGCGGTGACGGCATTCACGATGCGAGTAACCATTTTCTGATACTTCCATCCTTTTGTGATATTCTCACCCTGTGCTGTATAGCGTGATTGGCGAGGAAAGATATTAGTTGGGTGGGTAACTATTCCCCCGCACGTTGTGTATCCCACTATATCTCCCTCGCCATAAACTGTCCCCATCGCGGGGAAATTCTCTAAAGTTACATAACAACCACTGGAACTAGGAACCCCAATAGGATCTCCATACGAATCATGTGCTTGCTCATTAAATTTTAATACGTCCGATGTTCTGTCTTCAGCTCTCTTGTGGAGCATGTCGCCAACGTAAATTGTGTTATTCCCCACCTGTGCGTGCGCTCTTCCGTGAGCATAAGCTACGTTGCATAAATTATGAGGAATCCAGTTTCTAATATCTTCATCACAGAAACTCTCTGGCTCATGACATCGCTCATCTATATTAGAGCAAGCTCGGTCTTCCATCCCTTGCGATACTTCGCACACCTCTCCGTTCCACCATGAGGTTTTAATATTCCTTCCGTAGAATACTACGTAGTCCTCCACCTGTTTAATACGGACTTCCTCACATCTCCCCCATTCGAGGTCACATATTCTTTGAGGGCAACAGAAAGAAACTCTCTTCTTGTCGCCTTCAAAAAATACTTCTGATCTCAGGAACCACGCTTTGCCATCAATAACGATAACCAATACATCAACATCATGACCATACTTGCCGCGAGACATCCCTTTACCTAGATTCACTACCATCGCATCTTGAAGTCTGCCTGATAACCCTAAGTTGTGGTAGTTATATCCAAAGCGCGTTCTCGCCTCTGATTCATCAAAGACTGCATTCTGAGCGAATGCCAACTTGCCAATCCCTAATTGAAAGGGATTAGTTCGCATATCAACACCTCTAGTGCCTAGCTCAAGTATGGAACGCGCACTACTCATTACATCGCATCTAACATAGCTTTCAGATCCTCCAAACTAATTGGGTTCATTACGTATTTATACCCTTGCTCACAATCCGTGGAGTATAAGTCACATGGGACTTTTGTGCCAATCATGAGGAATTGCTCTAGGTCTGTCTTGAATGTCCCTAGCTTACGGTATGATCCGTCATCTAAGCAGTCTGAAGCTTCAAACCCTGCAAGCTCGATACCTCCCTCAAACTGATCTATCGCGCCTTGCTCATATGAGCCTCCATCACGAATATCCTGCTGACACCACTCTCCTGTTTCCCCATTAGCAACTAAGATAGATTGCTGACCTTGCTTCGGTTTTTGACTCCATAAGTTTCCTTCTGCATCCGTAATCGCTATATGTGGGAAGCATAATGGATCACCAATAGCCGCGCCTCCATTCAGTGTAGTAGTGTTGTGCCACAAGCACTCAGCCTTAAGAGGAATCTCATCTACTAATCCAAAGACCCCATCTCCAACGTGGCTAAGGTATTTTCCATCACCACAGAATTTAGCAACAACACCGCTTGAATCATAACCGATGAATGATAGCTCATCAGCACAAAAGGTCGTCTGCGCCCAATCTGGGACGTAATCAATAGCGGGAGTGCATTTACGATTAATGCCGCACGACTTCACTTCTTGAGTGACAACTTGGTCAACTTTAAAGTCATATCCAAACCCATTAATATCCGATACTTTTAATTGAATCGGTGGCGTAGTCACCTTAACTGCCGCATCTGCTGTAGGAACTGATGGACTCGTAGCATAAATAGTCTTCTCAACAACTGACTCCTCTACAACACTTGGAGGAGTAACCACAACATTTGATGCAGGGCTGACGGTATTTGTTGCCACGCTACCAGTCGCAACGCTATTGGTAGGATTACTCGTTGCGCTAGAATTACTGGCACTAGCATACCCTTTTGAACATCCGCAATCTGTTTCACTCATATTATTTTCTTTTAAGTCGAACCACTCCATTCTTAGGGGAGTAGATTATTTTTTTATCTATTACTTTTTTATCTATTACTTTCTCAGTGTTTAACTTCGTCTTTAATAGCCCACACTCGCGCCCTTTTCTGCATGAGCAGGAGCAGGTTTTTTTACATCCGTCTATTGGGCATTTAGGCATAATATTAAGGAGTAAATACGGTTATCTTCTCTACCAGTTTAAAAGAGGCGTGACCTATAGAAATAGGAAGCGTGTCGTTCTGTGTTCCTCCTTGTCTCGGTCTCAATCTGTATATATCCCCTGCTACATGGTCTGTCACCAATCTATAGATAGTGTTTGATGAGTTGTCATGCCCCGTTGCGTGACGCTGATAACCTGTTGCGGATTCGGAAAGAATTGTATCTGCCCCGCCTCTTGTCCTAACTAGCTCTAACTCTGGAGCAATCCTCTGTAGAACCCCGCTGGTATTGACATCATATGTTGCCATCGCGGAAATCTCTAAATAATCCCCATCGAGATTTACTGTAACTCTATCCCCAGCTTCAACAAAGGGGGTGTCTTGCCTGATTAACGCTAGTGTCAGCTCTTCAACCGCACTGGCGTTCCCATCACCTGACATGACATACTCAGCCACATATGATTTATCTACTGTGGTTGTGGGAATTGTGATCGGGACACTAGGGATAGTGTTGCCGTTTTCAAAAACGCTAGCCGTTAGTTGATCTCCAGATAATGACAGAGATACTGCCGTGACATCAGTGTCCATATCAGGCGGTATATCCGATAATGTAATGAATCCACTATCGTTTACTAGATCACTTGTGTTACTTGGCACTACTGCGCTAACTTCGTAATCTGTCTCACCATCTGCATTAGTTCCCGTAGAAATTGTTACGTTTGCCCCTGCTGATACTGTGTTTTGTGTGTTAGTGTCTGTTGCAGGGTTTGATGCAATGTCACCAACTTGGTCTTGGAGGTCTGTAATTAGTTCACAAACATCTTTTTTAAGTTCCACAGTGGGTTCATAGTGAATCTTGAAGGCTGTAGTCGCTCCTGCTTGAATAGTTATGTTTTTAGCTCCGAACGTTACGAGTTGCCCCCAGTCATCATTAGCACTTGGACTGAGTGGATCTGCCGCCAATAAAAGAGGTGTCACTATTTTACCTGAAACATCAATAAATGATCCTGACGGATTGAATGAGCCTGCTGTAAACAACCAGTCGCCTCCATCTGTGGTCATAGCTCCATCACCTCCTTGGTTGGTATGGATTACAGCAGCGGAGCTTGTGTCATGGTTGGTTATGTAGACGTCCGTTGGTTGCTTAAATCTCAATGTGAGAAGCATGCTCCCCGCCCATAAAGTTCCACCAACCCCATCAAAGTCGGGTTCGCTACCATCTTCTAGGAGGGCTGTCACCTCATAGTTGCAGTATTCTTCCCTTTCTGCAATGAGGGGCATAATCCCCATGCTGGGAACTACGCATCCTTTACTGCTATTGCAGCCACTTGTTAGATCAATTATATCATTCATATTAACATCCGCATCCGCAGTTACATTTATCTTCCTCCACCGTCCAAACAGAAGTGTCTAGCGGTGTAATTCGGTCTAACTCGAAAGAGCCAATTACGAAAGGGGCTACAGGATTAGTTACATCTAATACCCTAATCCCTTTTTTGTAATTACCTGCCCCATCTGTATAGCAATCAATAAATGTTGCAGTCTCTACTCTTTCTTCAGAAGCTTGATCTGCGACAACTGTTCCATCTTCACAATCCACGAACTGACCTATAAGGGTGTGTTCCTGTAATGATCCATCGGGAAGCTCTTCGTAGAATTCTACTATTGGAGGAGTCCCAGAGCAGAAGGTTGTTAACCTCACCACCTCTGTGTCGTTGGCACTATCGCATCCTTCATCTTTAACTGTTGAGCAGTTAGGTTTAGGCGGCGAAGGTATAGGCTCTGAACAAGACCACCAACAGTTAGGTATCTCACTAGGCGTTGCTAATCTCTTATCGCTATCTGCTAAAGTGTCATCGTAAATATACCACACATCCTCTTCTCCGCAACTAGTGCATACTTGGTATCTATTGACATCTCCTAATAGAGGACCAACTGCTGTTGCGAATCTAGGTGTGGATCTAGGAACTCCGTTTACTGAGAGTAATTCCACACTGACGATAGCTGGTTGATCTGGGCAAGATTGAACATTCACATAGCGAGCGATGATCCCTCCCGCATCTAATAGTTGTCCAATCTTTGCGCTAGGAACCCCATTAAGGCCGCTGGGGTTCCCGCTAGCTGTGTTTCCTGAAGTGTCTGATGGATCACTATTATTGATGAACCTTGACTCAACGAATCCTACTATTCCCAAGTTTGCAAAAATGGACTGGATTTCCGTAACCCATTGAGTCGTCTGCGCTGTGAAACTAGCTTGTGGAGGTTGTATGAATGTTGCGTATTGCCCATCCGATAATTCTAGTCCTATCTCTAAGGTTGCGTCTTTTGAGAACCCTGTGTTGTCAAAAGCAAAAGTCACCTCTTGCGATTTACGGCATTCAGTCTGAGAGTTATTTTCTTCAATACAGGTGACAGTCGCACCTCTTGGCAATGGATTCTCAACACCATTAAGTTTAACTACTTGCCTTTCCTCAACTACATTAGCGAATTCATCTTTGACCTCTACGTTCCAGACCGTCCAGCCATCAATCTGATTTCCGTCAATACCAACTACTCTACAGTTAGTAAGTTCAAAGTCGCGGCGAAGATCATCATCCGTATCGTCTTCATTTAACGACTCCAGAATATCATTGAGTATTTGAGCTTTCTTGACCTCTACATCTAGTAGCGCATCCGAGTTACACTCCTTAACACTTCCCGTGCCTTGGGTCACTACTGGAACAGCTCTAATTAATAAGTCATTACCATCACAATCAACCGCTTTAACATCTTGAATTAGTGACTCACAAGATATACCTGTATCGTATTCAATCCCCATTGCTACTTCTTGTGTAGTAGTTGGATCTTCTGAATCAGTGGGAGCGTAGAATGTAGGTTGCTCCCAAATTGTATTGGTTGTTAGGTCACAACGCTTCTTATAAAATATTTCAACATCCGTAGGGAACTCTTCATCGCATCCTATGCCAGAGTCAATCCACTCTTCGTTAGTTTTAACTCCATCCGTGAAGGTGCATACTAGATTCTGCTTAGTTCCATTTCTGCATACCCATCCTGTTTTCTCTATATCAATAGAAGGGTCGCATGACTTAGTTCGGACAATGCCTTTGACGGCAACCGCTTGAGCTTCTTCAGTAGTGATATTGCCATCACAATCTTCCACCTCTGTTTCAAGGGGGAGGTCACATCCATCAAGCTTATGCTTAAAGAATTGCTCTAGTATATCCTCTTTCTTTGTCGCTGGGATTTGCGGGGACGCTTGAAGGATTGCCTCAAGCTGCGCGTATGTAGATATTTCTCCATCACATATACATGTTAAGATTTCATCCACTGTCTTTGAACATATTTTGATCATAATTATTCTTCTCTTAAATTTACTTTTTCCAAAATACGCTCACGAAACGTATCTAATTCTTTTTTTACCTCCCAATATTTTGCATCAAGAACTTTATTTTCATCCACTAATTCGTTTAATTCACTCCTAAGTTGTTTGATCTCCTCTCCATCCGATCCGAATAACTTATTAAGTGAAACCCCCAATCCGCCAACCATCATTGAGATGATTGCTGTGATAAGGTCTTTGTTGGAATCTGGAACTTCAATAAAAGTTAAATATGCTATAAGTAGTAATACCAGAAATACGAAGATCGCGCTAGCAATAAATGTCCTCTGGTCTTTTGATTCTAGTAATGTCATGATGTGAAAAATTGTTTTGCTGTTTGTATATTCGTTCTAGCAAATCCTCTAGGTGTAACTACCGAAGCTTTAACTACATGTTCCTTATTAGAGCAATCAAACGGCTCTAGAAGAACTGTAGGTGCATTCCCTGCATATAAGGAAGCCCCGCCCCTTGTTGACTTAGATGTAGGTAGTAGCTTCAATCCGTCTCGTTGCCCCATGATGGACGATGTGTTATCAAGGCATATCTGAGCTAGCCTGCGACCTTCCTTAGAGCCAACGGCGTGCAGCATCTCAATTCTACCTTTTCCATTCAGCCAGTTGAAATGGAGTTCCATAATCGCGTCTGGATTCCATTCGTTGACTTGATCGTAACACTCCTTGATTTGACGTGAATAAGAGGAGTACGGCTTACGCTTGAATACCTTAACCTCAATGGACGGGTCATTATCAGCGATGATCTTCATTTCAGAAGCAACCTTAGACATTAATTTGTATTCAGACATAGATAATGGAGATTTAGCATATGCTCCTGTCTCTTTACTGTTATGCCCTACAACTACAGCTAGCTTCTTATCCCCCTTGGTCGATTGCTTCTTATAGGAAGGCGTAATCGAATAAAGGTAGTCAATAAGCTTCTCCTTCGTGGAATTCTTAGCGTGCCATATGGCTGTCCATTTCTCTTTATTATTCATCTACTTCTATTGCTCTATGTTCAATTTGTTTCGCCTTAGTGTTAAGTAAGGCGGTCTTATCCTTACTCCCCTGAGAACTCCCAAAGAAGTAAGCTATTACGCTCGTGAATGAGCCACCTAGATAACCTAGCATTATGTTCGCCGTCTGGTTATCAGAAAGATCCTTGTAGATAACCATTACCAATACCGAGAAGAATCCAATAACTAATGCCCCCGCTAGGTAGTATAGCCATACATCTTTCTTTCCTGTAGCTGACACCACATCAGATTCACGACCTCTAGCATTCTGAATATCTTTAATGTATTCCTGCTCACGCTCTTGAGCTAACTTGATAAACTCCACTTGTTGCTCATGAAGAAGCTGCTTAGTCTTAAGCGCGTATTCCTGCTTGTCTTGCGGAGACATATTCTGAGGGAGAAGATCCAGCAATCTATCCGCTGTCTTCTCTAATACTCCCCCTGTAAGAGTGCTTATAGCTGTGGTTAGTATGCTCATGTTAATTTGTCGATCTGTAAAATCTTCTTTGGACTAAAGGTTCAGTATATGGGCTAGTCGCGCCAGAAATTGTAAACCAACTCACTAAGTCGTCCGAGTATTCTAATGAGTCCCCTCCAAAAAAAACCACCGCGTTTCCGTTGTCGGTTTTTACTTGAGTTAGGTTTCTGTCTAAGAAGATATTATTGTTGGATATTTCATTCCATAACCTAACTCCCCCTAACTCATTTAGCCCATTATTAGAGAAATGTAACCTATCTCTGGCCTCCAACCCATCTGTTTTTATGTAATAGAAAGGATAATCAATCCTGTTAGGTGTAGTTTCTAAAAACTCGTTCATCGCAAAATCACCAGAAACCCCTCCTGCTCCAACTTCTTGCAACTGCACTACATACATTGGAGTATTATCATTAATAGGGTTAAGATTGCTCATATTTCCCCTCATTGTTATGAATAAGTTTTCATAATCAGCTAGCGGAGTGTTTTGATCTGACTCCCCTTGAATAAAGATAATGCCATCTACGTAATCCCATTCTACATTGCTAAGTATATCACTAAGCAAACTGAAGCCGAATCCGTTAATATCAACCAAGTTAGATATAGGAGAGCCTGCAAAAGCGCAAACAATGCACTCCACTTCATTACCTGTTTCAGAGGCTACTTTTTTCGCTAGTGAGTAAAGAGCGTTATTTGATCTTTGATTCGTTTCGCTATAACTTCCGTATTGCCTTGGCGATGCTGATATATCCCACGACTCCCATTCTCCTTTACCGTCAAGATTTCCGAAGGCATTTAATCCCCCGTGTTTAGCATTAGCCCATATTTTTACTCTTGCGTCTATAGTTGTGTCAACCGCTTGTGGGAAGTTGGTAGTGTTAGGGTTAGGCCCATAAGCGTTACTTTGACCATAGATAATATAACGATACGGTTTATTATCTGCGCTTGATTTACTGTGACATAGAAGACTCATAAAAATGATAATATTACTTAATGGTATTTTCAAGCTTTTCAATCCTAGATGTTAATTCATCATTAATATATTTAACCTCCCTTGCGTATTCTAGTGCTATGGTTGCAAGTTGCAAGGGTTCGATGCCTTGCGTAGATGATCCATATCCTAGTTTCGAGAAGTCTTCAGCCATATACCCAATAAATATTGGCTGCTCCTCAGAAATGATGTTTTTCTTTCTTGTAACCTTCTTTGTTATTTTGAGTCTTTCAGATAACTCTTTTCGCTTTTCGCTCGTATCTGCACTCTCTGATTCCAGTTCTTCAATTTCCCTTTGAATGGATTCGTCAATATCAGTGTATTCGTATTCCACTTCTTCTACCCCTACCACCTTAGTGAGTTCGGCGTCATACTGCCATGATTCCGCTTTAGGGAGAGTGTTCTCCACCGCTTCAATCACACTTCCTACATCTGCGAAGTTCTTTTTAGAATCTCTAGTAGATGTTGATACCCATCCAGAACCAGTAAGTGTCACCCCTACCGTTTGAGCATTATTTGTCCAGAAGGTATATCCTCCCGGAAATAGTGCTGTCAAGGTGGCTAGACCTGTCGATGTAGTGGGTGGCGATGAAGCCTGATTGTTCCCACTTAAGACCATTGCGTTTCTATGACCTGGTAAAACATGGCCTCTGTAACCTATTGAGGTTGCTTGGGATGACTCAATTAAATGAGCATAGCCAAGACCTGTCGATCTTCCTAAGCCCCCATCCCCAGCTCTTGAGTCAAGCTCAGTGTCATTAAGGGTGTCTATCTCGATAGTTATTTGAGACCCAATCGCTTGGTTTGCACCTGTTAGTGTCGCCCCAGTTGATGAGGTGGTTCCGCTAGCTAAGCTTATTGTTGAATTATTTCCAAATGCAAAATTATGACTCCCTCCAGATTCAATTGTAGCACCAAAACAGACTGAATTTAAATTGTTATCTACAAAAGAATTATCTCCGAATAGAAAATTATTCCGCGTGAATGTGTAATCTCCAGTATTCAAATTTTTAGCATCTCTTCCGTAAACAAAAGAACCATTAAGCCTATTTTCAGCGGAAGATCCAGTGCCTACATATCTATTGCCTCCGTTTACGAATGATCCGTCACCATAGTTGAATGCTCGCCATCCGTAAATCGATGAATAATCTCCTTCATTTAACCCGCTGCCAGCGTTGATAGCTGTAGAGAAATTACCTGTCACGGACGTGCTGAAAGTTGATGATGCAACAAAGGAGTTTACGCCAGATGCTGTAGATTCCCATGAGCTAACCACTGTAGATCCTGCTCCTGTAGCTGTTGAGCTTAATGAGTTTGCGATTAGAGTGTTGTGATCTGTAGTTACTCCTACAACCCCACCGCTCGCGCTATGATTAGAGTCCAATGATGCAACGCTAATATCCCCATTTCCAGTTGAGCTTGTATGCTCATCCCCTACGTTAAGCGTTCTGTGGAGGGTGATGTCGTCACCGCAACCCGAAGCTGATACGTTACGAGCATCTTCATCTGTAATAGATGCGAATGTATCAGGACATCCAGATGATGCAGTAACTCCGCTTGTCCAAGTTTGACCTGCATCATTCGTAATTGTTACCGTGCCGTCTGCGTTATTAACAATACTAGCATTGGTATTAGTGTCTGCAATAGTCGTGTCCGTAATAGTCTCTACTAAGACTCCATTCTCAGTAACCTCCCATGCACCACTGGCGTTTTGAGTCACTTCAGTAACAATATCGACATCGTTGTAATAAGGTAATCCATCAGCTCCCACTGTGAGTGAGTTGTTAGCATCACTAGAAACTCCCGCAGGTGCAGCTATGACGCTTGCAGCCCCGCTGATTAAATCCGTAATCTCCGCCTCATATACTGGCGTTCCAGCTACTCCTCCTGTCGGATTAAGTCTTAAATCTGTTGTGCAACAGTTGGTGTCAATAGTTGGCGGGAACACTGTCCAACTTACTGGCGCGTCCCCATTTCCTGCATCATGCGTATAAGTAACTGAACCATTAGCGTTTGTTGTAGTTAAAACAGAGCTTTCACTACCTGTTGGGATTACACCCGCTGTTTGTGTATTGCCTTCTCCATCTACATAAGTAATAGTTGTTGAACCATCTGGGTTAGAGTTAGTAGCTACACTTGATACTCCGAGGGGGAATTGAATGTTTGAACTATTGCCGCCTGATGAATGGTTAATAGTAACAATACCATTGCTCACAGTTCCACTAAATTGAGACACATCGAGCGTATCTGTATCTACAAACACATCTTGGATGGTCTGAGTATAAGGTGCACCTCCATCGTTGGGCGTTGCTGTATATACTAGATTGTCCCCACTGCGAGTGAAGTTAAAGTCATAACGAGTATTCTCGTCAACCTTTGCTTCGAGAATTTCTACACGCTCCTCAAGTTCGCACGTTGACGCGCATACTTTGCATGTAGGAAATCCGTGGAGACCATCTGGATCTTGTTCTAGGTCACATAAGTTAAGTCGTTCTAGTGGCGCAATAAGCGAAAGGTCGAAGTCAAAGGTGTATTCCTTTACCTTCTTCCCGTTTACGTATGTCTCACCCGTAGATACGAGTTGCATATCAATCTCTGTAGGGAATCCTGTGATGCCTGATTGACTAAGTAGTTGAAATGTGAATACACCAGAATCACAATCTGGTAAACACCCGTCTAGTAAATATTTAAATGTGGCCATGTTTTTAGTTATTGAGCAAATTTCTTAGCTAATTCAGCTATCTCGGATTTGCGTTCGTCCGTTAGTGCGTTATACGCTTTTTTAATTATTGATACTTTTACCAATTCTCCCTCATTAATAGGTGATACTGCTACGGTTCCAATTGTTTGTCCCTCAGTTACGAGCGTGTAGACTTCATTAACGAACTCTTCTCGCGATGGCCTGAGGATTGCACTAGGGATAGTGAATTCAACTGGTGCTTGTTCAGCTTGTAGCGATTTATAAGCGGCTAACGCTTCGTCAATAATCGCTTTTTCTGGCTTATTGTTTCCGTCCACGTAATCTGGCTCTGTGCCAAATTGTTTAATGTAATTTGATACATACTCGTTGAGTGATGAAGTGAACTCTGCTTCCGTCTGCGTTGACTCACCCCATGTGTAAGCAACTCCGCCTCTATATTTTAATTCTGACATATTTTAAATTAGTTAAGGGTTAGTACTTGTAGCCGATTAGATAAGCGACCGTATCAGCTTGACCTGCGCCACCAATAGGGCTCGCAGTAGTAGATGTTAGTATGACGTTCCCTGCTGATGTTAGAGGGATACGTACTTCGTTAGTATCAAACTGCCTTCCGTTATCAGCAACCGCGGTAGCGGCACGCGCCCCTGAGTTTAATCCTGTAGCCGTCCTGTAGATTGAAGCGTTGGCATTGCTAATCCCGTCATTAGTATTAACATAGGCTCTTAGTTGCACAATAGCCGCTACTGGAACCCCTTTAGTTGGAGCGTAGGCTGAGTGTGTGGGGATGGTTACCGTTTCGGTTTGTAACCCAGACGAACTGTAGATAAGCACTCCCTCGAACTCTTCGGATGTATCATTAGGGACTGCAATATAAGCACTGCCATCCCAGTAATATGATCGAATACATCCATCATGGTTGCTTACAATGACACTGCCTCGATTGGTGGAAGGTAGACTATTATATACTGCGTTTTGCACTGCGATTAAACCGCCTGACCCATCAGAAACATAGGTTGATCCTTCAGGAGCAGTTGTCCCAAGGTCTTCAATCTCAATATGCTTCTCTAGTGTCTCAGCTAAGTCTTCAGCGAAAGATTGATCAGATAAGCATTTTGCCGTCAATTCGCAGTGAGTTACTGTATGAGCTTCAACTCCGTTAATCAAGAGTGACACATTTCCTTCCGTATCAATCGTTGTAGCTATATTGGCCTCCTCTCCAGAAGCTGCAATAATAGTGCCGCCTGAATCAACTAGATTACCGTCTGAATCAACGGATAATCCTGCTGATGCTGGAATAATACCCGTAATAGTCCCATCACTATTTGTGTAAGTGATGCTCCCGTCAGCGTTCTCAATATAGATAAATGTATCAGATATAATCCCACTGTCTAAAAGGAGTTGGTTTATCGCTGCTATATCACCCTCAAGTTCGCAGTTTGTAGCGCAAATCTTGCATGAAGGCGAGCCATGAAAGCCTCCTTCATCTTGTTTGAGGTCGCAAACACTAAGGCGACCTAAAGGGAAAATTAGTGTTTCATCAAAGCTTAGGGTGTATCTCTTTAATGCCTTTCCGTTTACGATAATATCATCAGTGGCAGTCACCACCATGTCTATCTCAGAAGGATAATTACTAATATTGCTCTGTGTTGCTAGTTGGAAAATAAATACCCCAGAATCACAGTCTGGTAAGCATCCGTCTAAGAAGTATTCAAAAGTAGCCATCGTATATATAATTTTAAAAGGTTAAAGAAAGAGCGGAGGGGTTACCCCCGCTCTTAGTTGTTATGGATTAAGGATTTGTTGTTCCGCCTCCTACTGCGCTTCCTGTTCCTGTGCAGTTAGGGCAATCAGCATCCGCGCCACACTCTTCACTACCGCACTCGCTAGAGTTATCGATAATGCAGAAGGTGGACTCTACGCAATCTGTTGCAAGCTCTACTCCTCCAGTTGCTCCTGTGAGAGTGAGTGTTCCAGATACTTTAGAGATAGTTGCTGGATCTGCATCGCCGTCAGCGTCAGGATCAACTCCTAGAACGGTGAATGGCACTACGATTTCAGCATCTCCCGCGACAACGTTAATTGTTCCAGTTTGGCCACTAGCTACATCGTAGTTAGTTCCGAATACTGCATCACCATCAACGAAGGCGTAGTCGATTGTTCCATCCTCACACGCTGGTGCAGATAGTTCAATGCGGTATGCCGCTTCTTGCGTGTCACCGTCAGCAAACACTCCTTCATAGTATAGCTCCTTATTAGGGCATGGAACGATGCTCGCCGTTACTGCCTCACAAGTAGTTGTGTCATCACACTCAGCGCATGAACCATCATCAGCGCATGTATCATACTTAGGTGGCACTGTTGGAATTCCGCACTTGGTATTGTCAGTTGGAATTCTGGATGTTTTGGTGGTAACAACAATTTCCCCGCCGCCTGTATCACGTGATAGTGCAAGGTGGAAGCCTAGATGCTCTGGGTATTCAACGAGGTGTCTCATACGAGGGCGTGAGTAGTAGAACCACTTATCCTTATTGATATTGCAAGGAATTTGCCACTCTTTAGCTACGTGAAGCTCAAGTCCTGTTGAGGTGTTGTCACTCTCAGGGTTAATAGGTTTATCGAGAGTCCAGCGTTTAGATGACATCGGGTGAATGAAATCATAGATTGTGATAAGGTCGTGATACGACCCATCACAGTAAACATACTCACCGTAGTATTCATCGTTATCCTCCTTCATTAATCCGACTTCAGCCGCTTCTGTTGAGTCAACATATGGATAGATATACTTAAGTGAAGCTGATTTACCTTTCTGGATCCAGATTGCTTTACGTGGATATTCATTACGGTAGTAGCAAATCCCTTCGTACTCGATGTATTCACGACCGCGAAGCATTCCTTCTTTATCTTCGTATTGGACACGGTTATAAGAAACATCACAGAACTGCTTGCCGAGAACATTGCATTCGTAGTCTTGGATAGCGCGAATAAAGTCCTCCATCGGGCCTTCTAGGCGAAGTTTTCCTTCATTTAGTCCACCTCTGATATGAAGTACTTTACGCAACTGCTTAAGGTGTGAGATAGACAGGTAACCTTTAGGTTTTCCGTGCCAAGTGTATTTAGATGCAACTGATCCGTTATTTGACCAACCTTCCGAGGAGTTTGATTCTGCACGCAACCCAAGCTCGTTAAGGAGGTTCATCTGATAGTTATATGTAAGCCAATCAGAGAAGTGCTCTTTTACGGCCTCATTGTAATCATAAAGGTGTTGTGATCCTCCGTGGTTATAAAGTTCTTCAGCGCACATGGTCTGAGACTTAAATGCTCCTTTCCAATCAAAAGGCTCAATAACGCGGTGTCCTTGAGCGTATGGAATCTCGCACATCTCAGGGCGACATGAACCATCTTTCTTTGTAACTAAGGTTTCTTGCGTAGCGCATTCTGAGTCACCTCCGCAATTAGTTCGTCCTGTTTGTGTTCCTACTTCGTAATTGTCTGGTTGGCACTCCTCTAGTTGGTAGTTCTTTTCACTAAACCCTACTGGACAAGCCATAGACTTAGACATCTTGACGATGTTTAGGTTTGTAGTAGGTGAGATTTGGCCTTGGAAAGCCACTTTATCGAGAACATCTGTCTCAGACCACTTGGCTCTTTCACGATCCATTAAGAATCGTTGGTTTCTTTCTTTGTCGGCGTAAATAGCCGCAGGGATTTTATCGTAGCAAATTTCTGACATTTTTCTATCTGGTTTAAGATTAAATAAGTTTACCAAACGGATTTCCCGATTGGTTTCTAATTTCCTTTTCCAGATAGTATGCTAACCCTATCCACCGCTTTGAAATGTGTTGAGGATGGTGGCTGATCCATCTACGCCAAGTTCTCTTTATTTCTTATGCAGTTGCTCCCTTTGGAATAGGGAGTTCGTAAGCCTTGAATACCCCTTATAAACTATTGATGCGGTTTTGTCAAACAAGAAATGTAGCCACAATCAGTTTAATGAGAGTAATTGGAGCGCATGGAGAGATTTGAACTCACGAATAATATTCGATTTGCAATCGAACCCTTTAGACCACTCAGGCACACACGCTTTAAAATTAATGAGATAATACCCAATGCTTCCTCTCTTTGAGTCTGCTAGGCAAGCCATACTTTACACACCACTTCCTGAATGCGTTACAACTAACTCCGTGCTTCTTGCCTAGTGATGTAAATGTCTCGCTAGAAAGGAGGTCTGATACTATAGTCTCCTTATCTGGAATAAGGCTCGACCTCCATAAGTCAAAGCACTTTACGCCACAAAACCTCCTTGAGCCATCACACACCTCATCACAAAGTTCGCATTTTGAATAAGTCTTGTTAGTTTTTGTAAAGTGTAATCTAGCGTGATCAGATGCGCTCAAAACTTCCAAGTTACTCAGATCATTATTAAATATATCTCCATCCTTATGGTGGACATGCTCTAAGGTTTTTAATTTTCTCCCTATACTGACCTCCATCAAGTGCCTATGCTCAAGGACTGTCTTTCCATCGACTCTGATCCTTTTGTAAAATTTCAATTTCTTCATTCGTTTATTTTATTTTGTTTTGCAAACCTCCGCCTTAACCACTTGGCCACATGCGCTTTAGGATACTCCCGCTCGGACTTGAACCGAGAACCTAGCGATTATGAGTCGCCCGCTCTAACCATTGAGCTACAGGAATGATTCATTATGGAGCTAATCTAATGACTCCCACATTAAAGAGTTCTTCGCATCGATTATGAGTCGGGATTCTCTGGAATAGCATTTAATCTAGTCTTTCCCAGTGTCATAACTCCGCAATACCTACATCAATAGATTATGCATAACGTAAGCCTTCGATATTACGGAGTTAAAATACAATTCAGCTAACCAAGAATCAACTTGATGAGATAAATCTAATTGTGATGAGTAGTAATATAATCAAACATATTTTTTAGTCAATATAAAACCCTAACCGATAGTCGCACGCGCACGATCTAAAGACTCACACGTTTATTCGTGATCCCCATTACAGCGGAAGACTGTCAGTGGAAGGGGTAAATATATGAAATTTAAGTCAATGTCCTTTATAATTTGAACGCCCTCCAAATTAAGCACGATACACTAAACGCGGTAATGATCCGCTTGCGAGTCTATAACACGTCCTTGATGTATCAGAGGCTTGGAGGGCTTGCTTTATTAAGATACTACAAATCAATAGTCAGTCAATAATTATAAAACAGACTCCACAAAGTTAGTGGTAACCGTGTGGAGCCTGAAGATTATGCCAATAATCAACGAACTAGTAAGGCTGTTTTTACAGCTTGATCGGTTCTGAGAAATGCTCATCTAATGAACTAAAGTGGGGATGTTCGCGCACCCTTACTTTTTTCTCTTCAGCAGTTATAGCTAATGATTACTATCTCTGTCAACCCTTATCGTCTAGGGTTGAAATTAAGAAGTGAGGCTAAGTGGTCTACATCACCCGAATCTTTAGATGTGGACTCCTTTCGAGTAGGTAATGTCTCTGCGCTGCTCACCTGCTTCTTCTCTTTCTTTTTGAGTTCTGCTTTCTTCTGCGCCTTGTTGTATTGACGGACAGCTTCTTGGATTAACTCGCGGTTAGAGAGATACATGTGAATCTCTTTATCCATGCTAGCCACCCTCTTAGAATGCGCCTCATCAGCCATCTTATCGACATACTTGCGGTCTTTGCCTTCAAGCTCAAAGCTCTCATAAACCTTCTCGCTAATCTGCGGGCGACCATGCTTATATTCCGTGTGCATCTTGATTGCGCTTTCGATATTCCCCTTGTTCTTAGGGTCGGACATACGCTCATGAATGAATGCGCTGAATGAGTTAGGGTCACTCTCTACCGCTTGTTCATCTAAGATGCCTACTCCCTTAAGCGACTCACGGAAGCTGGTTGAGCTTTCCTCATACTTCTTGATACGTGACTCTGCTAGATACTTGCCTGAGTTCTCATTAATATCAGCCTCGATTTTACGAAGCTTAGAGGATGACTCTGAAGCAAAAGATAGGACTCCATCCAAGCTCTTAATCGCCTGTGTTACAGAGATTCGTTCATCTGGCTCTAGCTCTGATAACGTAGATTTAATATCCCACTCTCCATCAATGATATTATCCGTGATGGAATCACTTTTCCCCATTAGCTCTAGGGATGCTTTCATTAGGAATTCCCGCTTGCTCTGTGCGTCATCATTGACCTGCTGATACTCAGTGAACAAACTCTCAAACCTTTCGCCTGAAGCGAGAGGTATAGATGATCCTGTAGTTAGCATGAGGTCGTTATCAAACGCTTTAGCTTTGGAGACTACCTCGGTATTGATGCGCTGCCACTCAGGATCTTCATGTGCGTTAACTACTGGCTCTTGACTCTTAACCTTCTGTTCGTAATCTTGAACCTTAGCCTGTAACTCCTCAAGCTGACTCTCATACTGAATCTTCTCTTCACGTAGTCTCTTCGCTTCTAGTGACTTCTTGCGGTTATCTTCTCGGATAGCGGGGATCTTTTCTTTATTGGTGTAATCCTCTGGGGAAAACTCCTCTAGCTCTGACCAGTCTGTTCCATCATCTTCTTTAGGCTTCTCCTCAGAAAACTCTTCAGCACTTAATGCTTCGATTTCTTTCTTTAGGTCATCATCATCCGATGGAATCTCCTCGCTAGGCTCCGTGGAAAGCGGAATGCCATTTCCATCTAGCCCTTCAGTTTGTTTTGGCTCGACTTCTACAACCTCCTCCACTTCTTCCTTTTCTGGGCTTGGTGTGCTACGCTGAGTGTTATTAGGCATAGCAAATGTAGGGTCTTGTTCTCCTAGTAAGCTTGCGAGTTCATCACTAGCTTCGTTCTTGTTATCTTGATGTTTTGACATGATTATTTAGTTTTTTTAGATTCTTCGTCTTGGCTCATGAGAGCGTATTGGTTTAGGGCGCGAATATCTCCCAATGCTCGGACAATGCCTTTTGCTTGCCATAGCTCATTATCGGTTTCTGCCATATCGGTGTAATCCTCGATAAGCTCCTGTAGGACAGGGATTAACCCTATATCTACCATTGCTTTGATCTTAATGGCTTTGTTGTGGCTTTTGCTTAAAGCTAGCCCCCCTAAGTTCTTTTCTAAGTATTCTTTAGCTGTCATATTAAGTTGTCGGTGGTTGGGGTAGAGGCATCCAGTGGGTTACGTTTTCACGGTCGAGACTAGGCTCCACATTGTAACCATCAGCTCCAATAGGGTTTATATACCTAGAACCTCTTATTTTTTCTATTTGCCCTACCATCGTTATAAAGTCTCCTCCCCACTTCTTCCCATGAAGGATTATTTCTTCTCCTTCTGGCGCGGTATCTATAGTTTGCCATTCTTGTTTAGCGTTCATTTCGTGATGCGTTTTTATCTTGGATTCTTAGGTTCTCTGCCTTGAAGACATTATCAGCCTGATGCTTGTTAATCTTCAGTTGGTCATTGAGTTGATTACTCTGCTGAAGTCGCTGGATGTTTGCTTGTGCTAGTTGGAATTTATCCCGATCTAGCTCTAGTCTCTGAATCTTTAGAGCTAACTCATGTGCTCTTATTTCATCCTCTGAGCTTGATTGCTGTTGTGATTGTTGATCAGCAACCGCTGAGAGTTGTTTAATAGCCTCCTGATAGGTTAGAAATTGCTCGTATAGAACTTTAGCCTCCATCTCATAGCCTTGCTCCATCACTGCATTAATTAGGTTTACAGCGTGGTTATTGATGGCTGACGCTTCTAGGGTGTCTGCGCCTGTCCACGGCCTCCCCATCTGCGCCTTATTAATCATCCCTTCTAGGGCTTGGAACATGACCAGTGCGTGCAACTGGTGGACTGTTCCATTCTCGATCTCAACATTTTGGTTAGTTCCCGCTTTCTCTTTAATTTTGAAGACCTTAAGCCAAGCAAGCTCCTCTTGATCTCGCGTTACCTCAGAGAGCTTTTGGGTGTTACCCATGAGTTCGTCAGCGTGGTCTGAACCATGCCTAGAGGCTAGAAGCTTATATTTAGCGAGGTTTCTCGCCACGGGATCTAGGTGCTGTAGCAAGCTCATTAATGACTCCGATTCCACCTCGAATGATTGTGGGTCGCCAGGTGCTAAAACCTTATCTATTTTGACTTCTAGGTGCTTTAAGCGACCTCCTAGACGCTTGCTGTATTTCTTGAGGTTTACTCCTTTTCGTTTTAAGCAATCCTTGAATATCTTAACACCTTCCCATCCATGGGGCTTAATCTCTTCGACTCTATCCATGTCATCACACATTCTAAGAACGTGGATAAATATCTTTCGGAAGAGGTGTTGCATGTTGCGGTAACGGATAGCCGCGAGTGTCTTCATCTTGTTCCCATTGACTGCTACCTGCTGCTTAAACTCTGCTGAGAATCTTCCATCCGTGGTTAGGGCATTGCTCTGGGTTGTGCCTGTGATCTGCTCTGACTTTCGCGATAGCCAGTCCATAAGCTGGAACGACTCCTGCATCCGTGGCATATCTTTATCTCGCATCAATCCAGCAGGACGATACTTGCTGTGTTGTCTGTCATATCGGTTAGCTTCATCCTTAGATGTGATATTCTCGTCCAAGACAAAGGCATCATTTAACTTTTCATTAATATGATCAGCCGCACGGTTAATCATTTCCGTCTCCTCTAGGGAAAAGTTATAGATGAGTTGCATGTAGCCAACTGCTGATTCTAAATACTCGTCACCACCAAACATGGTTTGCACGCTCGCGAAGTCGATGAGGTCTTCTGCTAGAATCTTCTCATCTCCCTTGATATACATGATCTCCGTATTGCTCTTGGTGTTTCTGGGATTCTCAATGTATAGGGTCTTGCTTAAGCTTCCGTCCTCTTGAACTTCATAATACCACTGAGCGGGAAGATCTCGATCTGTGGGAACTGTGTAGAACTCATCATATCCATTATGATAATCTTTAGTATATGAGCCTGTTTGCCCATTGTTCCAGAATCCACTTCCTCGACCGCCATTCTTGATATTCTCCTCGATCTCTTCTAGGAGTCCTTTAATCGCTTCCTTATTGATGTAGTCCTTATCTTCCTCATTAGGGTCGTTAGCGTATTCTAGCAGATCTTTTGTGGAGAGGTTTACAGGTCGCCAGAAGAATGATAAATCTTTCGACTCCATTCGCGTGTGTTCAGGAAAGATTATGTCACGCTCAATATTAGGAATGTAGCCCATTGTCTCAGGGAGAACCGAGATAGCTACTCCGCACAACATCTCTTCATCGCAAATCCTCTTCAGGAGGTTAGGAATTTCCTTGCCGTAATTAATGATATGTTTGTTAAACTCCTCCGTGATGATTCTCCCGTCACGATCCTCTTGATTAACATCCCCTGTATTGACGCAATGAACCTGCACGAGGCGATTTGTGCCATTGAACATATCAGCGTATTGATCTCTGTGCGCTTGGATTAGTGGGAATCCGATCAAGTAATTCGTAATCTCATCCTCTTCATCGCACTCTGAGAGCTTATACTTCTGCTGTAATTGTGATAGCCCAGCAAAGAATCGCTGAACTGCGTTTAAGAATCTTCTCTCTCTTTGCTTTTCAACAGTATCATACTGCTCGCGCTTCCTTTCGATTTCTTCAATAGACTTAAAGAACCGTGACTTGGTTTTTATTTTTGTTTTCATCATTCAGGACGCTTCACAGCGTGCTTTTGGTTTGACTTCTTTTTATGTGTGTGCTTTAATTACGCATATCAATATTACTTCGTGTTCTGTTGTTATATTCATTGTTTAACAGGTAGCGTTTCTTGGGGTGACGCTACCTGTTTTTTATTCAAAGTCTTCGTGGACTACATCCCAATCGGTAAGTAGGTCTATTTTAACTTTCTCCATTGCTCCGATTGCTTGGTATGCAGTTGGGTCAAACTCTCCATTCGTTGAACTGAACCTCATAATCATAGCGTAAAGCTCATTGTAGAGCGCGTCTTCCTGTTCTGATATATCCATATTAATCCCTCACTAGGTATCCACTAACCAAGGTGTCGCTTTCTTTTCGGTAAGTTAAGCAATATACTAGGTCATCACTTTCTCTTTTCTTATTATAATCAGGATTACTCACGATCATTAATTCTGAGCCATACTCTAATCTCTTGAGTTTCTTATACTCTAATCCTTCGCTATACATGAATGGGTAAATAGGAATGAGTTTTGACCCATTCAGCCTAAATTTTGCAACTTCATCCCCAGTAATCTGCTTTAAGAAATAATCCGCATTACATACACTAAACTCCTTCACCTTCATTTCCTCCATATTAATCCCATCCGTATTGCTTAACTGCATCGTCCCATGAGAAGATTTCTTTCCCTTCCCGCTTGTTAACCTCGTTGTGTGTTTCCCATAGCCACTTCCTCGCGCCATCAACTGTAGTAACTGTGTGATTATACCCTTTAATAGCCTCTAGCCAATGACCATAGCACGTTTCACATCCACGGCTAGGATTAAGTGCTGGATTAAGCTTTCGAGCCTCACGATTGATTAATGACTTAAAGCTGCTTACCGTCACGTCATCGAATCCTAACTCCATTCCCATATACTGCCAGTCAATCGCACCCCAGAAATCAGGGCTTTTAAATTCACGTTCTTCTTTCTCCACAGTAACCACTCCTTGAGTAATCGTTAAGTTGACTAACTCACTGGAGTTTAAAAGCGTTTCTGGATCGACTAACTGATTCTCTTTCTTTGACTTAATCAACCAATCGTAGTTGCACGATGTGCCTGCGATTAATTCAGCATCCTTTACGCCATTAACAATTAATACATCACGCATTAACTCTATTGATTCTTTCCACCTCCCTTTCGGTGTTTCATAAGGAACGCCATTCAATACGAACTTAACACTCCAGTAATCCTCTGTAGGGCGACCACGCACTAAGCAATCCGTAACCTTGCGGTTCTTTCTATCCGCACATCTGAAATATGGCTTTCTTGATAGTATTGTTTTAATCGGCTCCATAACTAAAATCTTAATCCTTTTCTTACCTTATTAAATTCACTCACTGCTCCACTAAAAAAGCTTTGAGGTTTCACACTCTTAACAGACATCTTTAATTGTTTCAAGCCTGTTCTTCTTCTAGCCATGTCTATGTTGCCAACCATGGCATCTAATTTATCAGGGGAACGTCCTCTGTTCCTTTTCTTAAACTCCGCTTTATCTTCAATCTTACGCTTACTCCCGCGCACATCGTAGCGTGTTCGGCATAAATCATCAATAGCTGGATCAATGAACATTCCATTCCTGATCATTTGATTCTCAAACATACCTGCTGCTTGGAAAAATAGTTCGTCACGCTTATTGTAGCACAAATCCTTACTGTTTGTATTGAGGTGAGGTAGTTCAATCCCATCCAGCTTAGTGACATTATACTTATACGGACTATGATCAAAACCCATAAGCTTATCATGAGCTGTCATGATCGTGTCATCCATAGAGAAATCAAACCCGTAGTTCCGCCACGGAATGTCGTATTGCTTGCACTTCTCCGCTACTTGCACCACCAGTTGCTCAGAATAGTTAATAGGCTCATTAGGCTTAACATGAGTCATGATTAAACCCGCGTTCGTAGCGCGTTCTATCCAGAAGTCATTCCATCGAGCTTCAGCAACTAACTTCAATGCTCTAATGTAATCCTTCCATACGAGAACGGTAGCAACCTTCCTGTCCTTGGCATCCCCTCCATCGTGATACCAAATCTCTTGTGTCTCAGCCCAACTAAACTCAGGTGAGTCCTTCCCTCCAAATGCAGGGTCTAAGAACGCCGTGCGACCAATAACTTTCTTAACCGTGAATACATCTTTATACCTAGATTTTAATACGGTTGTTTGTGAAAGAACTGTCTCGTGCTCCCCGCTAGCACCTGGGTATGCTCTAGCTTGTGACTTAAAGGTTGGGTGTTCTTTTCCATACCTTTTGAGTAGCGGCATGAAGTCATCTTGGTAATTAAAGAAGGTATATGGAGTAAGCCTCTGCCCCGCTAGCATGTTGATAGAATACAACCCATCATATCGCACTGTAAGCCCCTCCCCTACGCAATCATAGACTTGATCATTATCTATATCAATATCACTATGCTGCTTAAGTTGACAACGCTCTGCATCAGGCTCAGATACAACTGCGCCCATATCGGTATCTTTCTTCCAGTTCCAAGCGTTGAAGAACATGAACTGTCTATTTGAGGTAACATTCTCCTCAATCTCCATGTAAGCAGACCTTGGATGCTTATTGATCTCCTCATTAAAAACAATGATGAAGCCATCACCATCTTCATGCCCTTTAGTTCCTTGGTAGTTACCCGCCTCAGCAGTTGTTCGAGCCATTGCCACCCCGAACTTATCATCACTATTGATGAATCTAACTAATCGATCTTTGTAATCCTTATAGTCAGGGAATAGGTGCGGATTGTTTTTATGAGCGTCATTTGAGATAGCCCTGAAGTCACCCCATGCGCCCGTGTCCGAAACCTTCTCAGTAGGGCAAGAAATGAACAACATCGTCTTTTCTGGCTTAATGGTCATTAATGCTCTCATTAATCGGACATTACCACCCGTCTTACTCATTGACCGCGCACCTAACTGATTAAGCACCTTCCCGCCCGTCCCTAGTAATATGCAGAAAGCTTGTGCTGAGTCATAGAGTCCAGTGAGTATATCTGTCTTTTGAGGATTAAGGAGCTTCATTAAGCAGCATAGATGCTCCCACATAGGCTTTCCAAATGGTTGCTCTGTATGCCACTTATATTGATCCACCCCCCTAAGGATAGATAACTCTGCTTGCAATGGGCTAGAGAACTCACCGCTATTCCAGTAATCAACATTGCCCATTAATACAGAAGAAACTTGATCACGGTGCTTAACCCCCTCCCAATTAACTTTCGTATAAGCAAGAGACATCATTTCCGCCCTACTGGCGTCAGTAGGGAATCCGTCAAATCTCTGGTGTAGTTCTTCTAAGTTCATAAGTGTTTCAGGACGCTTCACAGCGTGCTTACTTTATTCCGCGTTTCTTTTATTGAGCGACCAACGCGCCGCTAAGTTTCTAAATTATATATCTCTACATGAAAAGATTTGCTCATCCCTTCTCTCAATACGAACCTGATGCCTTCATAAGTGATTTGATTAACTCCATTCTCTGGCGAAAGCTTTCTTAATATACCTAATTCATAAGGCGTAACTTCCTTTTCAATATTTTTAATTACCTTTTTAAAAAAATCTTTTGATGTATGGACTTCATAAATCCACTGACCGAGAAAACTTAGATCATAAGATAATTTCCTGAAGTAATTAAGTGGCGGGTCTTTATACTCGTTAGACTTAGGTTTTTTCAACTTCTTGATTTCTTGAGCTTTGCTAATAATTAATTGAGCATTCTTAGAAACTGAGTTCAGAGCTAAACTTAAAGCTTCTTCCAATTCACTAATCCGCTCTTGTCGCTCTACAAGCTTGGCTTTTAATGACAAGTTTTCTTCCACTAGCTCCTGATCCATATTGTAGGTTATGGAATGATGGCAAGATTCATCAACCGAAAGAGCATCCAGCTTCTCAGAAAGCTTCCTAAACTCAAGCATCTTCTTCTCGTAATTCCAGTATTTACTCATACTCACCTCTAAATAAATAAATCAGACAAAGACACGCAGATAAAACTACCCCAGCAAATGAGACTAATGAACTTAACTTATCGGAGAAATCACAAGACCCAAAAGACCACCCTAAACTAATTAAGGCTAAGTATTTTAAATTCTTCATGCCAACTCCCACTTAACAAATGCTTTGCCATTGTGGGCAGCCTTAATATCTTTCAATTCATCAAGCATTAACTTCTGCGGCTTATCAACCATTCGTTCAATAGCTTTTAAACGAGCGTATTCCTCCTTGGTGATAACAATATCATTCTCGCCAACAGAAACACTAACAGAATCAGATCCGCCAACAGAAGGCTTCTCCACATTATCTTTAATATACCCCAATTGAATTAATCTTTCTTTAAGGCATTGCTTCTCCTCCGCTTCGATAGATGGCTTTATCCCCATTAGCCTATCAGGATTCAGAAGCCCCCAGTCAGATGGCTTCATATTGCAAAGACTAAAGTAGAGTGAGGTATTCTTAATAGCCTCAATGATTTCATCTACATTACTCTGCTTAATATATGCAGCCTTAGCTCGATCACTCTCAACGCCCTTCTCTTTAAACCATTCATCAGCATCACCACCGCCCACAACATGCAGACGAAAGCTCTCAACCTTCTCTTTGTTTAATCTCATAACAACCAACCAATACCATTAAGTAATACCACCCGTCAACATTAAACTGATTGTGGCTACATAACATAAATCTTGTAAGAATACTATTGATGCGTAAACTTATATTGAGAGCACTCACGATTTATTATTAATGATGGATTTAATTTCAAGGAAAGAAGCGATAGGAAAAGGACTCAGTAGATTCTTCACGGGAGCCCCATGCAGCAGAGGCCATATCTCCGAAAGGAGGGTTAAGAATTACGATTGTTGCGAATGCAGGAAGCTAAGAAGGAAATCAAAAAGACCTTCAAAACCACCCGAGAACAAGCTAAAGCTAAACACTGGTAAGAAGATCAAAAAGAAAGAACCAAAAGCCCACCCTAACGCACATAAAGCTAGGACTATAGCCTCAAAAAGGATAAAGGCATGTTTAGTTAATCAATTAAAAAATGAATCTAACGCATCACCATATCAATTCCAGAAACATATGGAATCACAGTTCACTAAAGAAATGAATTGGGAAAACTATGGGTCAGTATGGCACGTAGATCATGTCATCCCATTAAGCTTGTTCGACTTAACCGATAAAGAACACAGAGCTATAGCTGGACACTACACTAATTTACAGCCATTAACAGTTAAGGATAATATCAAAAAATCTATTAAAATAATTGTAGACACTCAAATAGAATTAACCTTGCCGTGTATTTAACCCATCTCTCTGTGCGTGCTTATATGTATAGATAACATAGTCGGCATCGCTTATTTCTTTTCTATACAGCGCAGACGGGCACCCTATGTCCTATACATATCGGGGACCCTTTGATGGGTGCCCCCTGTGCTGTGCCTCAGTGCTGTATCTGCGCCTCGTGACGCGCTACTTGAACTACAAGTTCGAATACAAACACTGTAACTACAAGGCGTTGTAGAGTTTTTTTAGTTCAGCGTGATCAGAACTAGTCTTTTTTTGCGTCTCCACAATCTGGAATCCATGCGTTTGTGCTTGAGTCTATCGGTTTTTGCACTGGTTGCTCCGCTCCATTGATTGCAATCTTCTCAGCAACCTTCATACTTATCTCACATCCTTCATGTTTCTCAATGATTGCAAGCTGTTCGTTCTTGCGTTTCTGGTAAAACATCCAGTTTTTATCTCCCTCAGTGCATAGAGCCATAGCGTTTTCTATGATTTCGAGGTCTTTTCGGTAAATCTCAAGGTGTTTTTCACGTGTTTTTTCAGCATTTATCTTTAAATTGTCTTTGTTGTTCAGATTGTATCTTTTTAGTTCATCTTCTTTCTTTGCTAAGAATCGCTGTATTGTGATGTCTGAGCATGAAACGAACTGCCTTAAGGCGTCTTTTGTTGTGTTACCTGAGTTGAATGCTAGTTCTAGAGCTTCTGTATTAGCTGACATGTGATCGCTTGTATCATATATGTGATGATTAGTAAAGCATGTAGTGTATTGGTGCGTGTGTGACTCAGTTGCCGTTGGCTATTGCTTACGCACTTACTTCGTAAGCTTATTTAGTGAAAGCTGAAGCTTTATCCCCTTATACCCCTATTATTATGAATACAGCTTCGCTATATCCCTCACGTAATCAGTTCATGATCTACGCTAGCAGTTTTATGGAGTTACCCTTTTCTCTACTTGGGACGCATCCTTTGTAGGTCTCTTACCTGTTTCAAGGTTTAAGTTCTGCTATTGTTCACGTTACCTTATTTATTCAATATGGCAACGATTCTTATTCCATCCTTTCGGGTATGTAATGGGAAACGAGAAAACCCGCGCTTGTTATAGCACGGGCTTGGAGATTAGTCAAACGTATGTTGTGATACGTCTTGTTTTTTGTCTCATCGTGTTGAGATTAGGTTCTTATCTCGTTCGTTGCGGGTTCTTTTGGTGGTGATATAATCTTAGGTAAATAATCCAACGCTTTTTGATCTCTCTCTTTGAAGTATGCGAAAGCTCTATTAGGAAGCCATTCCTCTTCAATGAACTGAATGAACACGGGTAAGACGAGATTATCATATTGCCAAGCCTCGACCTCTGTTCCATCTGGTAGTAAATGAGTGTATCTTTTTCTCTTTCCTACATAATGCATCGAGTGCTTGTGATTCTCTAGCCACTTAGGGAACGTTTTGCCTACGCTTACATCTGGCCTAATTTCTTTTCCGTTAGGTGACTTATCTGGTATGATATGGCCTTTAAGCTCTAACTTGCCGTAAACCCTAACGAATAGCTCGCTTATGACGGAGAAGTAGCCAGAGTCCAATCTGTCAGAGTTCGCATGGTATCGTTTAAGGAATACGAAACTGCTTTTGCGCTTTCCATATCCTCCAGTTTTACGAATGGATGGAATAACTTCCTTAGTGATCCATTTCTTGAAAGGTTTCGCCTCTGGTTTCCTCGACTTAAGGACAAGAGTATATAGCCCTGATTCGTTTATTAACAAGAGTTCCCTGACCTGATGTGTACACTGTAGAGGTCGAGTTTGATACTCATCATCATCTAGTATTTTTTAATATTCCTAGTATCTAAAGCTAAGACATCGCAGACATCTTTTGCTACAAACCACGGCTCGCCATTTATGTCGATAGAGCGAAAAGGGTTCTTGTCGTTATATTCAAATGTAATTAGTTCTAGTTGCATAATTATTTAATCTTGCTTGCTATAAATGTTGATGCGACTAGGACGGAAAGGCCTAGAGCGTTTCTGATGAATGCAGAGAGGGATTTGTGACCGCTTTCCTTTTGTTGTGATTCTAGTTCATTAAACTCATCTTGGGTAGCTGTAAACATTATCCTCTTAGATTGTCGCTGACTTTCCTCCTTTAATGCTCTCGTGTTGCCTTTTGTTGCGGGTTTTAACCCTGTAGTATTTGGTTTTTTATTAGCCATATAAACTTTATATACCACGTCCCATTATTTATGTAAACAAGTTTTTGTTGAAAAAACATGAAATAAACTATTGACTCTCATTTCAATCTATGTTTTTAATAGGACATCGAAAGCGAAAGAGCAGTAACTTCAGAGAAGCCAACAAGCCAAAGCGACTAGATAAACAAGCCCCGCAAGTGCTACAACACAAGCGAGGCTCTAATCAAAAAACTAAAACAAACTTAGAATTATGACTAATACGAAAGAAGAAGCAAAAGGGGCGAGTGTCAAACTAAATGGCTCTCAATATGTATCGAGAGTATCAGCTTTTGCGAAAACTCACCTTGCGAAAAACGATCGGGCTTCTGGAAAGCGTCTTTTAGATGCTATAAGACAAGATGACAGATTCGCTGATTTGTGTAAAAACTACGAAACCGTTAAGCTCAGGGATTTAGCAGACAAATACGGATACTGTTACTGGTATAGCCTCGATGATCAAGTCGCCGTTGACTCAGTGGGCAGTGCCTTCGGTTACGCTTTGAGCCACCCTGACCTTAATAGCTAATTAAAAGACTCCGCTCACTCTTGCAGTGGGCAGGAATCTCTTAATGAGAATCGCCCCTTGCAAGTGTTAGCGCACAAGCAAGGGACTAATCACAAAATTAACAATACTAATATTATGACTAATACAGACTATATACAGGAAGAGCTTAACGAGTTCAAGGAAAAACACGGTGATTTATTCATCGTTTACGCAACTGATAAATTTATGTCAGGATGGGGAGAAGCTAGAAATGGTAAAAGTAAGTGTGGTTGGATTGTTAGCCGATCCAATAGGCACAAGATGCTGGAATGGGTTAGAGAAAGAGATGAAATGATTTATGTTAATTGGTCTAGGCTTGAAACGTTCAGACCTAGAAACTTTGCTCATTTCTCTTACTACTTAGCAAATAATACTCACCCTGCATTCTCTTAATCACTAACCTTTTAAAATTATGATTACATTATACGCCAGAAAAGAAGGTGCTTATATCGGGATATACAGGGATGCGGAATTAACTGATAAATTTTGCGCTTACCCTAGAGATTATTCTAATTGCCCAGACAGGAGAAATAAAACGGTAACTCTTAATTGCTACAAATGGAAATTAGAATGGGTTTGAATTAAAAGAGCGCAGGGGGCGCGTGTCGCCCCTTGACCTCTCTTAATGAGACAAGCCAAACGCTTAAAACAATGAAAACACTACTGAACAAAACTACGCTTAAA